ATGTTCAAACGTGAAATCGGCATTGTTTCGGACTGGTCGAAATTGGTGGCGGACGATCCCCTGATCGCCGCCGATATAGCCCAGCGTTTTTCTGTGCGAGCTTGCAATGACAACGCTCCCGCCGACGTCCCGTGGCCCGGCACCGAAATGGTTCGAGGTCCCGACCTTGCCGGCCTCGCAACACCGACCGAGTATCCTCGGCCGATCGTGCTTCTGGCGACGATCTATGTGTCGACGGTCCTGGGGGTAACGCTGCTTCTGGCCGCGGCGGTTTGAGCGCACGAGGCCTGATGCCGCTCTCTGAAAGCCCATGTCTCCGGTATAAACCGTAACCTATGTGTCCGGAACGGACCCGAAAGGCTTTGGCGATCCCGACAGGATTCGAACCTGTGACCATCGGCTTAGAAGGCCGAAAGAAATTGAGAGTTTCCACCGATAGTTCCGACTTTGCGCAGGTGCTAACATGCGGAACATAGCGCGAAACTTGGAACCACGTTTGCATCATCGTGCAACTAGCGCCCCTCCTCCCGCCACACCGGAACGCGCTGGATCTTGATCGCCACCAGGCGGCGGATGCGCAGGCCGACGGCTTCCTTGCCGGTCGGCACAAAGGCTTCGACGTCGAGGTAGCCGTGATCGGCGGCGTTCTCGCATTTCATCCGGTACATCAGCGAATCGACGTCGACGTCGCCAAAGATCTGGATCAGGTCGGACGGGAAATAATTGTGGCTGCGCTTGCAGTAGCGGCAGCGCACGCGCACCAGGCGCAGGCTGTCGTTCAGGTTCGACAGCGGATAATCGCGATGCTTCGGGGCATATTGTTCCGGCATGAGAACGAAATAGGAACAACCGTCAAGGCCGTCAATCCTCCTCGCGGAAATCCTGCACCGAGGCGTGGCGCAGCTTGGGCTCGCCGCGCAGCGTTCGCACGGTGCCGATGATGCCGGGCTTGACCCATTCGACGTCAGGCGAGATTTGCGCCGTGGGAACACCGTGCGGCGGCGTTGCCTTGGCCTTCCGCACGCGCTTCCAGAGGCGGTCCTTGATCGCGTCCGTCGTGGCGATCACGGCCTTGCCGACATATTTGCCGTCCCGCGCGAACAGCCCCTCGGTCCACTCGCCGGTTTTTCGCTTGATGCCGATCAGATCGAAGTCGCCGATGTCCCAGCATTTGATTTTCAGCCAGGCTTCATCCTTGGCGCCGCTGCGGTAAGGGCTCGACCTGCGCTTCGATACCATACCTTCAAGGCCCATCTTCTCAGCCGCCTCGTAGAAGTCGGCGCCGCCGCCCTCGACGTGCTGGCTGTACTGGATGATGCCCTTGGCCGGCTTGACCAGATCCCACAGGATGGCCTTGCGCTCGATCGCCGGCCGGGGTCGCAGATCTTCGCCGTCCAGATACAGGATGTCGAAGGCGACGAAGGCGAGCAGCTCGGCATTCCAGGCCATGCGCGAATGCATCGCGTGGAAGTTCGGCCGGCCGTCCGGCTCGGGCGCGATCATCTCGCCGTCGAGGATGAAGGATTTTGCTTTCAGCTGCTCGGCCGCGGTAACGATAGGCCAGTAGCGCTTCGACCAATCGATGCCGGTGCGGGTGAAGGCCCGGGCACCGGCCCAGTCGAGGATGATCTGGGTGCGGAAGCCATCATATTTGATTTCGTGCAGCCAGTCGTCGCTGACCGGCGGCTCCAGCACCAGGACGGGTTCCTGCGGCTTGATGAACTTCAGCCGGTCTGCGGCGTTACCCATGCAACTCGAAACTCCAACTGCCTGACAAGGCGCGATGGTCGGTTTGGTTGCATTTTAGCCGAATTGAATGTGGAAATGGTTGATGAAGATCGAAGCAAGCGAATGTCGGGCGGCGCTGACGCTGATCCGGCGCACGATCGAGGAACACTGCCCGCCGGGCGTGCTACCCAGCGAGGAAGCCGTCAACGGGCTTTACGGGCCAGGGTTGATGGACGAGGCGGAGGCTATCTCTGTGGCCATTGTGGTGACGGTGGAGCGGTTGCAACTTCAGGCAGCGGTGAAGCCGCCGGATCACATGCCGCGCAGCGCGCGCCAGATGTCGGTCCAGAAATAGGTGATCAGGGAGCCCATCGAGGCGAAGGCGATGCCGGTGACGCCGAGCGCGCCCATACCCATCAGCTTCCAGCGGGTGACTTCGGCCGTCACTGCCTTGACCTCGGTCATGTCCTCGGTGAGCGTCCTGACCGCAGCTTCCGTTTCGGCCAGCCGGTCGACCAGCTCGTCGGTCTTGGCATACATCTTCGACCGGCTGGCGGCGGCACGCTGCTCCGACTGCTCGTAGCTCAAGGCGGCGCGCGCATCGCTGTCCTTGATGTCCCGGCGGATCTCGGTGACGTCGCGCTGGACGCCTTCCATGGCGGCGACAAGGCCGCCGACCATCATTTCCAGGCTTTTGGCCCCTGCCGATGCTGCCATGCGATTTCCCCTGCCCCATGCACTGCTTCAGATGCCGTTCAGTTCCGCCCGCCGCTTGGCGCTGGCCTTGGTCTGCCGGTCGCACTCAGCCGGTGTATAGAGCCCGATGGCGCAGCCGGGCGCGACTGTGTGGTCGATCCTTGCCTGATCCTCGATCGTCTTGCCCTGCGCCCCTGCAAGGCTGCTACCGAGGGCCAAGCGCAGCGACGGAACACCGTTGACGCCGGAAGTCCCACACGCCGTGAGCAGCAATGCAGTCGTCAAAAGACCGGCTCGCCTCAATGCCCTTGCGTATCGCATCCTGATTGTCCTTTTCGATCTGGTCGCGCACTTCCTGCGCGCCCCAATGTTTGATGAGTTCGTAGCCGCCCCAGACCGTGCCGGAGACGGCGAGCGCGATGACAGCCCATGCGAGGATGCCGGTGACCGGCCGGGGGATGCCTGTAAGACCGGCGATGACGGTGATGAGCCAGGACATCAGCACGATACCCAGACGCCGTCGGTCAGATAACCGTGCCAGTGAGCTCCGCCATTCGTCGTGAGGGCTACAGATTCCCTGACCGTCGGTTTGTCGCGGGAGCCGTTCCAGAACGTCCATGCGCCGGCGCCCGCCACCTTCACTGCGCCGATGTCGCCGCACCCGCACGGACATTGAAAATGGAAGCCCGATGGCGAATGGCCCTCGGCGTCATAGAACTTGATGCTGCCGGCCGGGCCGTCGAGAATGCTGTCGACAAGCTGAGCATTGACGGGCTGCGTCTTGACCTCGCTCATGGCAGCGCCGGGTCCGACATCGGCGCTTCACCCTGAACGATGTCGCCCTCGTCGGTGCGCCGGCTCTTGAACCATCCCCAGATGGCGTAGCCGGCCAGGCCAAGGCCGATCGCGCCGGATCCTGCCAGCAGGACATTGGCAACGGTCTGCGCCGTGTCGGCCTGTATGCCGGTCAGGTAGCTCGCCGTTTCGGCCACCTGGTCGCGCGCGGCCACGACAAGCACCATGAAGCCGCCGGCCTTCGTCGCGTCCTTGACCTCGGGAACATCGCTGACCAACTGCTGGCCCGGCTGTTCGTCGGCACTCTGCTTGAAGGCGTCGAGCCTGCGCAGCGTCTCGGGACCGGCGACGCCGTCGGCCTTGATCTTCTGCGCTCGCTGAAAATCCTTGACGGCGTCATTGGTCGACGGGCCATAGTCGCCGTCGACCTTGACCGCATAGCCGGCGCGCACCAGCAGCGTCTGCAATTCGCGCACCTTGGCGCCCCGCGATCCCATCCGCAGCATGCCGGTGGCGGCAGAGACTGGTGCGCTGCCCGACAGGCGCTGGTAGGCGGCCGCCATTTTCAGGTGGTAGCCGTTCTTGCGGAAGCCGGAGCCGTTATAGCCGCGGGCAAAGCCGGTGAAGTCCAGCCGCTGCAACTCGTCGGCAAGGCCGAATTTTTCGATGAAGCGGGCCATGATGTCGATCTGGCCGGCCGCGCTGTCGCGGGCGCGAGCGATCATGGCGTCGACGCTGGCAAAGCCAAGCCGCTTCCAATGCGCCGTCATCACCTGGCCGAGACCGATCGAGAAGCTTTCGAGCGCCGCCTGGCGGTTGATCAGCGTGGCGCGCGTGACGATCTCCCAGCGCTTCGCCTGGCTCGCCGGGTTTTTCACGGCGCCGGCCGTCGGGCTGGCAAGCCCCTGCGCCCGGGCGACGGCCCGCTGGGAACCGGTCAGGCGCTGGTCGAAGTAATGCCCCTCCCATCGAATCAGGGGCTCCATCCTGCCCTTGACCATCGCGGTCACCTGACCGGCGCTTTCCACCTCGGCAACCGCCTGCAAGGCAGAGGGCTCGCATTTGAGATGATCGGCAATGTCGCCGATCGCCTTCAAAGTCGGCGCATCGAACATGGGATGTTCCTTCGCTTGATGATTGGCTATGTTCGGCGCCGGGAGGAGCCGGGATGAAACGACGCGACTGGTTTTCGCTGCCGAAGCCGTGGCTGGAGCTACTGCCGGAGTTGCGCGCTCGGGTGATCGAGGAAGCCGGCGAAATCCGCACCTGTGACGGCGGGCATCTCCGGCTTGTCGATGGTCAATGGGAGGTGATCGCGAGCGGCGACCGCAACGATGCCGATGTGATCCTCAATGCGCTGCGGAAGGCGAACTAGGCCGATAGCGACGGCAGCCAGATGTCATCCAGCGGCGCATAAAGCGTCACCCTGCGGATGAAGGTTCCATTGTATGAGCCGTCGGCTGGCCCACCAAATGAGGCCGCGACCAACGGATCGATATCTCGAGGGCTGGAATCCGACGACACCGCGCCGCCATCCGTCGACATGCTGATCCCCGAGACGGTACTGGTGAAAGCGACCTTGTGAACGCCAGGACCATAAGTGTCGGTGTTGTTGACTTCCCTGCCTTGAACGCCGGATTCATATCCTTGCATGGGCAAGCCGGCGCTGCCGACGCGATCAATGCCCATCGAATGGTTGTTTCCGAACTCCTCAAGCAAGAGCAGTTCGGTATAGCCGCTGCTCGTCAGCTCTTCCCATTCGATGACGACGGTCCAGTTGAGCGTCAGCAATAGCGCCAGATAATCGCCGATTGCCGAGACAATGCCATCGACATCGTTGTCGAGAATTTCCAGGCCGCTGGCGCCGATGCGACCCGGCTTGTCGATGATGTCGGATGCGGCGAGCGGCGATCCGGCGAGTTCATAAACGCCGCCGATATAGTCGGCATCGGCCAGAACGGTCGGCGAAAACACGCTTCGGCCGCCGAGCGGCTGCGCCGCAACACCTGGCATCATGATGTCACGCCCTCTTTCTCGCATAGAATCCACAGAACGCCGGGTGTTGTCGGGGCGACGGTATCGCCATCCGGCTGCACGGCTGCCCCAATGCCTCGATAGGTCTTGCCCTTGTAAATGACGCTGACACCAGACACATCAATCGACAGCGTCTCGAAGATGAAGTCGATGCCTTCCTCGGTGCCGGGATTGATCGGGCCTGTGGTGCCGGTCTTTACGTTGAACGGCGTGTCGGTGTAGGGGCTGCGCTGCAGATCGAACTCGCCCCCGGTGTTGGGACCGGTCAGGAACTCAGTGCCGCGCATCTGTAGGACGGCATTGGCCGCCGCCTGAAAGCCGATGCTCTCATGATTCGGGATGCCTTGGTCCGGCAATGCCGCGCCGACCAGAGGTTGATACTCAGCACGGGGCCACCAGCTCAGCACCGTATTGGTGAAGCCGCCGACGAAGAACAGCACCGCCCAAGGCGACAGCGAGCGCACATCAGGAAGACTGGGCATGCCCTCGAATGCGTCGATTTTCAACGGTCCCCACTCGCCGGAATTGCCCTTGCCGAAACCGCCATAGCCCGGCGACGGGATGGTGTCCGATGACGCCCATTCATACTGGAAGCCGGTGACATAAGTGGTCTGGCCGCTCGGCCCGGCGCCTGGTGTGGGTGCACCTTCGGCGTCAACGGTCCAATCGACCGGCTGCTGTGTCTGGCCGGTCTCGCCGATGGCTTGGGCCGGGAACGGATAATCCTTGACCACAGAGCGGCGCATGATCAGCATCGGAAACGAGATATACTGGACCGGCGATGCCCAATGCACTTCGACGATGCGGCTGAACGGGCCAAGGTCGGCCGGATGCGCGACGGAGCCGTAAGCCTGCGCCATCAGGCGGTCACGTCTTCTGCCAGCCGGCCGATAAGGTCCCAGACGCCATCTGCGACGAATTTGCAGGTAACAACCGAACCGGGGCCGGCGGTCTGGTTGAGGAAACCTTCATAGCCGTTGACGGTGACGTCGGTCGAAGACGGAAACAGCAGTTCGCCGGACCCGGTGACGCGAAAGGAGACTTCCATGTCGGCGGTCGCTGTTGCCGGCAGTTCGATGGTCAGGTCTGAGGATCCAGCATAGCGCCAGTAACGGTTGAAATCGCCATCGGTGACGGCATACACACCATCGGTCGGGGCATCTAGTGCGCCGGCACGGCTCGGCCGGAACTGCGCCTGGGGGATAGTGATGACGTACTCGGTCGCATCCTCCTTGACGATGTGCATCTGCGTGCCGACGGCATAGATGTTGGAAATCTCGATCGGCGACGGCAGGTCGGCCAGGATGGCGGCGACGCGCGATGCGAGCTCCCAGATGTTGCCGTCGAATTCGGGCTGGCTGAGTGGTTCGCCCTTGCCGGTGCCCCAGGCGCCGTTGCCTACATAGGTCAGTGCGGCCATCTATTGCGTCCTCATTTGTATTCGTCGGCCTTGGCCAGGTTGAACGCGCGGTATTGCTGATCGTCACGGCCAAGGAAAACGATGCGCGTGGTGTTTCGAACCATCACGTACTGTTCGGCATCGTCGGGATTTTCGACCCGGATCGTTTCCCAGCAGCGCGACACCTCGTCGAACTCGATGATGTGGATATCCTTCGGCTCGTCGTCCTGGTTGCCGTCGTCAGGCCATGTCACCGTGGTGCCCGGATTGGACTTGGCATCCGGCTGGGTCAGTGTGAAACTCGACGGCCCGCCAAAACGGAAATGCGCCTCGCCGTCGCCTTCCGCCGGAACGCGTGCCAGCGCCCGTTTCAGCACGTCCTCGCCATTGCCGACGCGATTGATGATCGAGATGCGGGCGCCGCTCGAATTGCGGCCGGCCTGCCATGGATTGGAAAGACCGATGATGTCCATCAGGCAGCCTCGAGATCGAGCGTCTTCGGCACCATCTGCGCGCTGACGGTGAGCGGATAGTCGGTGATGAAGGGAGGATCGTCGCGGGACAGCGTCAGCTTCTTGAAATCGCCGTCGACGATGGTCGGAACCTGGTTCAGCGCCTCGATCGCCGCCGACAGGTCGGCCATGAAGGCATTTAGGACGGTGCGCTGCTCGGCGATGCCGTTGAAGACGGTGATGTCCTCGACCAGATCGGCGGCGCGCATATCGAAGAAATTGACGCCGTCATCGTTGGGCGGGATCAGCAGGTAGTCTTCCGACAGCGTCACCTCGCCGGCAACCGGCATCACCGTGCGGCCGCTATAGGCCTGGATGCCGGTTTCCAAAATGCCTTCCTCGGCATAGACCGGTTCGCCGGGAACCGTGGTCACGGTGTTGCCCTTGCCGATGGTGCAGCCGATGGTGATGGAGGCGACCAGCGCGCCATTCTGCACGTTGAGCGCATAGCCGATGATCTTGCCCGTCGCCTCACCACCCGGAATATGCGGGTCAACGATGCGGGCATTCTTGCGGCAGGACAGGTCGAGCCCGGCGCGGAACGGAACGGAAAAGGTGACCGTTACCGCCCTCGACCGAACCAGGATCGCACCGCGCGCCAGACAGATCAGATAGTCGATGCTCTGGCGGCCGCGCGTGGTGGTGAGATAGGACCGCTTCCTGACGTCGCCGATCGGCATGGCGCCGTCCGGATTGTCGGTATCGGCGGGATCGCAGGCCTCGTCGGCATCGCCATTGACCTTGATCTCCTGGCTTTCCTCGTCGCCGGGATCGGTCAGCAGCGCCTGGCAGTCGGCTTCAAGCGTGAATTCCACCGTCTCGGTGCGCTTGCGCGTCACGTCATAGTCGGCGACTAGCACCGGCGTCATGGTCCAGACCCAGAACTGGCCGGTTCCGTTGGTCATGATGACCTGGTGATAATCTTCCGGCACGACGACGCCGTCGGTGCGGGTGATCGAGCAGACACCCCAGGTCCAGCCGCCGCCGATACGGCCACCCTCGACCGGGAATTTCTTCATGAACCCCTGGCCGGTCAGCGACTTGACGGCGTATTTGTCGGCCGAGCCGATGGCCTTGAAGGCGTCGACCAGTTGCTTGGAGAAATCGACGCTGCCGGTAGCGACCTGATCCCAGTTGATGGTGCCAGACACCTTGACCTGACGCAGCGGCGGCTGGCCGATCTGGATGTCGAGCGTTCCCTTGATGAAGTCGGAACCGAAATCGAGCAGCCCGTCCTCGCCATTGAGCATATGCGAGGCGCTGACCGCATGGTCGACGCGGTCGATATGCCATGCGTGGATATAGGTCTCCAGCACGGTATCGGGATCGTCGCGGCTTTCCGGCGTGAGGAACAGCGGATCCCAGAACGGCGCGACCTTCATGGTCTCGGCCAGCGCGCGCTTGCGGGCATCGTAGTCGGCCGGCCGGGCCAGGAAGGACAGCTTTACCGAATTGGCCTGCGGGCTTTCCGGCACGCCGACGACGCGGCAGAACGCGATCGGCACCGCGCCGCCCGTCGGGTTTTCGGTGTCATACCAGGACAGCCACGCCCATTGGTCGCGACCCGCCGCCAGCAGGCCGACGCGCGGATTCCTGACCGTGACAACAAGCGTCGCGAAAGCGCCTTCATTGTGCCCCAGCGAGAGGTCGACGATCTTCTCGTCCTCGACCTGATGCTCGATGCCGAAGGTGGTCTCGGTCGGTGCGACCCAAGCAAAGAAGAAGCGGCTGGCCATCGGTCAGACCTCGACCAGGTCGAGCGACCAGTTGCAGTCGGCGCCCCATTCATCGAAGGACAGCCGGTAGTCGGCCACCAGCATGGTCAGGCGCGGCCTGTAGAAGGTGAAGGCGCCTTCGGTTCGCGTAGCTGGGTCATCCGTGGTCGATGCGACCGAACGCGACGGCGAGCCCCCTGATGTCGGGTATGAAAATTCCGTGGCGCAATCGACGGTCAGCACCATGCCGCGCCTGACCCCATCGAGCGCCGGCATATTCTGGTCGGTGCAGGTGATGGTCAGCTTGAACTTGCTCTCTTCATCGTCGCCGAGGTCGATCGCCTCGTTGTTGATGGTGCGGGCAAGCTGGGACGAACCATCGAGCGAAAAATCCTCGGTGATGCCGCGCGCCGAATAGGGCGGCACCCCGATCGGGTCGAGGCGCAGATAGGTCAGAGCAGGCATTTACCTGACACCCCGCGATGGCGCCCGCCCGGCGCTGCTGTTGGCTTCCTTCAAGGCGAACTGCTGGAAGCGGTTGGCGGTGAATGTGTCGGTCACCATGTCGAAGATGTCGGATGGCCCGAGCCCGAAATCGAGTTGGACGCGCATGGTACCGCCTTCGGAACCAGAAGCCGGCAACTGCGCCTTGACGCTGCCGCCTCCGGCAAACCGCTGCACCGACATGGAGCGGTTAAAGCCGTCGACCATGCCGCCAACCCTGAACCCTCTGGCCGCCCGGAAGAACTCGCGCGGGATTTTCATCTTGTTCAGCGCATGCATGAAGCCCGGCCCGTAATAGGCCGTGGCCTTGGCCTGCATGATGAATTCCTTGACCGAAGCCATGATCGGAATGCTGTCGCTGGTCGGCGTGCCGGGACCGCTTGCGAGATAGCCACCGGTGGCAAACCCGCCCTGCGAGCCGCCACCTGACGACGAGGAAGACGAGGCCTGCGACCGAAGCCGCTGGGCTTGCGCAACCGCCTCACGAAGCGCGGACAGGATGGAATTGATCTCGGAGCGGATCTGGCTTGCCACGCTGCGAATAACCGAGGTCAGGCTACCGAAGCCGCCAGTGATCAGCCCACCCAGACCGGAGAAGATGCTGGAGAAGATCGACGGCAGCGCCTTGAACGGGTCTGCCACCGCCGCAGCGGCCTGCTGGGCGGCGCTTGGGTCGATGCCGGCAAGTGCATCGTTCAGCCCGCCAACGGCTTCTGCAGCCGCTGGAGGCAGGCGGCCAAGGTCGACAACGACACCATCAACGGTCTGTGTGATAGCAACACCAAGGCCACCGCCTTCAGCATCGACCGGCGCCAGCGCATCGCGCAACCCGCCTGCCGCGAGATCCGCCGCGGGCTTGATCCGGTTGATATCCGTAATGATGCCGTCGACGGCCGGCGTGATCGAATTCGTGGTTAGAGAATCGGGCACCGTCCTGATGTGGCTGGCGATGTCGTCGGCAACTGCTTTGACCTTGTCGCCAGTGGCCTTTGCGCTCTCGCCTACGCCGTCCAGCGCAGCCTTCGACTTCTCCGCGCTGGTGGCAACGCCATTGACGACGTCGAACACTTCCTTCGAAAGCTGACCACCGGCGCCGCCGCCGCGAAACACGGTGATCTTCTGACCAAGTTCGTCAACCTTCTTGCCCGTCTCGTCGAGGGCTGTTCCAGCACCTTTGGCGCTGTCGGCGAGCGGCCTGAAGCTATCCTTCGACTTTCCAGCCAGGCGTTCCATCGCCGCATTGGCTTCCTCAGCCGACCCTTTGAAAGCGGTGACGACGTCTTTTGCCTGGGAAACTGCGGTTTCGGTTTCGCGAAATTTATCGGCCGCATTTTGCATTCCGAGGGCCAGCGCCTGGATCTGACCATCACTGGAAGCGGCGGCAATATCTCCCACTTTCTTCTTGAAGGCATCGACATCGCCGCCAGTCTTTGCAAACTCCAGCGCGAGTTCCCTAAGTGCGGTAACCTGGTCCTTGGTCGTACCGGTGAGGGCATCCGCTGCGCCCGTGCCCGGTCCTTCGAATTCCATGGCCTTCCGGGCTTCTTGAGCAGCCGCCGTGAGATTTTGTAGGCTGGCAACCGCCTGCAGAACAGTGGTGTGCTCGATGACATCGGCCCAATTCTTGGCCGACCCCTGCGCCTTGTCATAGGCAGCCTTGACGTCGTCGACAATTCTCCGGTGCTCGCCAAGTGCGGCCGTTGCCGAATCTGCGCGGGTTGCCCAAAGCGCCAGGCCGGTGGCGATAACCGCCAAGGCAGCGCCAAATGGATTGGTGCTGATGAACAGAAGAGCCGCCGAAAGCCCGCGGAAAGCAGCGCTCAAGGTGGCGACGCCCGTGAGCACGAGACCGAAGCCGCGCGTCAGTAAACCGAGGCCGAACAACAGCGGGCCGATGGTTGCCACGACACCGGCGATGATCGTGCCCAATTCGAGCATGCCAGGACTCAACGTCGCCAGCGCCTGCGTCCAGTCGGTCAACTGGATGACGATGTTGGTGGCGAAGTCGAGGAAGCCGGATTTACCGATGGCGATGGAAAGATTTTCGAGTGCGCTCTTGAGCTGGTCGATCTCGCCCCAGAGACCCTTCACGCGGGTCGCGGCGATCTCGGCGGAATCGGTGTTCTTCAGCTTGGCCAGCATCTCGTCGATGCCTTTGCCGCCCTGCTTCATCAGCGCAATGGCGGTGCGCATGGCATCGGTGCCGAAGATGTTCTGGACGTTGTCGGTCAGGTCCTCCTGCGACAGCTTGCCGAGCTTGTCCTGGAGCAACTGCGCCGTCTGCGACATCGTCAGGGCTTTGCCGTTCGCGTCGAAGAACTTCAGCCCGAGCTTGTCCATCGCCGCGGCCGCCTGCTTGGACTGCGGCACAAGGCGGGTGAGGAAGGTCTTGAACGACGTACCCGCATCCGACCCGGAACTGAAGCTGGAGGCGGTCGCCGCCAGCACGGCGTTCATGTCCTCGAACGAAACGCCGAGCGCGCCGGCCGCGCCACCAGCCTGACCGATCGCCCCGCGATAGTCATCGAAGGCCAGCTTCGATTGGATCGTCGCGCCAGTGATCTGGTCAACAATCCCTGGCAGTTGCGATGTACTCAACCCGAACTGGTTGATTACATCTCCGAGGGCCGCAGCGGCTGATGTAAGGGTGGCACCGTCATTCGCGGCGGCGAGATCGACCATCGCCTTGGCGGCACCGCCCATGATGGTCTGGAAGTCGAGCCCGACCTTGGCCAGTTCGGTCATGCCCTCCGCGGCTTCGGTCGACGAGAACACCGACGCCTGGCCGAGTTCCTGCGCCTTGGTCTTGGCCTCATCGAGCGCCTTGCCCGCAACGCTGGCGTTCACGGCAAAACTGTTCATCGCCCGTTCGAAGTCGCCGGCCTGCTTGAGGATGCCCGCACCGAGACCGACGATAGGCAGCGTCAGATTCGTCGTCAGTGTCTTGCCGACGTTCTGGATCTTCTTGCCGGCATCCTCGAAGGTCTTGGCCAGCGACTTGATCTGGACCTCGGCCTGCTTCAGCGAGTTGAAAAATCCGGGCGACAAGCCTTTCGTGGCAGCCGCAGCGGCCTGCAATTCCTTGAACGCCTTGCGGCCGGCGGCGCCAAATTCCTCGAGCTCGCGCTTGAGTTCCTTGCCGCCGTCCAGCTCTATGCGTTGTTTGATCGTCGCGGCCATTTGGCTACTCGTCCAGGAAGTTGCGGTAGTAGTAGGCGGCAAGTTTTGCGGCGTTCATCGCCGTGATCGCGCGCAGATGGAATTTCTGGCCGATCTCGACCTTCGGCACGCCGACATAGAGCGGCACTAGGCGCACGACGCCGCGCCCGTTCGGGTTGCGGCCGCGCTTCAACTGCGAGCGCGACACGCCCCTTTGCGACCGCGGCGCTGTGGAACGGATGTTGGCGGCCAGCAGCGGTGGCTTGCCGGGCCGCTTGATCGAATAGAGCGGATGTCCGATTTCCTTGCGGTATTCGGACGCCGAGATGCGCCGGCCGCCCCTGCCCTTTGGAGCATCGGGAAGCGGCAGCCACAGAAACGGGCTACCCTTGATCATCCCGCCTGTCTCGAAGAAATCGGCATAGGGGATCTTGTGATAGACCAGAGCGGCCGCGTTGGCCGAATTCTGTCCCTTAGGATAGACGTTGACCCGGAAGGCGTTGGCCCAGCGCTTCGAAAACCCCGCACTGACGATGTTGGCGCGGCCCTCTGCCTTGATGTTGTTGGCGACCTGGTTCATCGCCATGGTGGCCGCCTTGGCGATGGGCTTGTACTTGTCGCGCATTGCCTTGGTCCAGGCATCGCTCGGGTCGCTGATCTTGATGCTCAGTCCGGCCATTTGCCCGCTTTCAGAATTCGTGCTTCATTTGCGGGAGGGAGGATGGGCGATGAAATACAGAGCGGTGGTGCTTGCGGCTTCGATAGCGGTCACGACGGCCGCATCGGCTCAGACGTCCATTGAGCAAAAGCGAAAGCTCTATGCGCTCGGCACAGCCGGAGCTGAATACTGCCCTCAGATCACGACGGCTTGGTTCGCTCTGGGGTCGATCGGCTACAATATGAACGCCGATGACGGAGAATATCAGCGCTATGCCGCCGCCGAACAGGGATGGTTCGACACGTTCCGCGCCGCCGGCCCGCGCGATATCGTCTGCGAATTGCTGATGCAGAAGTACGGACCGGGCGGCGATTTCGAGCTGTTCAAATACAAGTGATCAGCCCTTATCGAGCTTGTCGATCAGCTTGTTGACATCCTTGTGATCGCTCCGGGCTGCCGTTGCCGCATCGGCTATGGCCCGAGCCCGAGAGCGCTTTTCATCACGCTCGGAGAAATAGAGCCAGCCCACAAGTTCGCGCGGGGTGCAACCCCAAAGCTCGGCGGCGCTATGGCCGCCATGCTTCTTCAGCTTCGTGATGGTTTCCGCGATTTCGAAACCGGCACCGTGGGCGATGCTGCGCCGCCGACCGTGCCCATCAGAGCGGTCAGCGTTGCCATGAAAGGGCCAGGGCCGCGCGGCATGGTGACCCTGACGATGGCGGCCAGAAGTTCGGCCTTCTCGTCGAGGGCGAGGTTTGCGGCACCAGCCTCGTCGATGTTGGAACAGCCGGAGGCGATAAGCGCGGCAAGCACCTCATCGGACATGTCGAGCAGCCGAGCGGTGTCCCAATTGCCAGATGCCCACATCTTGCGGAGATCGGGGAACCGGGATAGCAGGCTCGCAATCGCCTTGACGGGAACGCCACAGATGATTGCTTCCGCGCCGCGCACCGGGACAGTTTCGGTGAGCGGCGCTATATCCAGAAGACCGGGCATGTGCGCTTATGCCTGCGGCGAAATGGTCATGGTGCCGAAGTCGGACGAACCGTCCGTGTGCTCGGTCGCAAGCAGATCGCCGGTGATCTCGATCTGACCGAAATCGTCACCCGAGATCGGGCTGAACGAACCCGTCGGGCCAAACGACACGGACGGGAACACGCCATGCACGATGTTGCCGACATTGTTGTCGCCGACAAATTCCAGCGCGCCGGTGATCGTCGAAACCGACATGATGCTCAGCACTTCGTCAGAGCCTGACGTTTCGACATCCGACATGAACATCATGGCAAGGTTCGCCGCGGTGATCTCGTCGAGCACGATGCGGATCTGCACCGCCTGGTTGTTGTACTGGGTGAAGTCGGTTTTCTTGGACCCGCCGCGCGTCTTCTTGTGCTCGAGCTTGTCGACGGAAGGCGTCAGCTCGCACTCGACGATGTTGCCGAGATCACGCTGGCTGCCGCCGGTCGGAGTCCACAGGCACTTGCCGGTGCCCTGGAAATAGTTGGTGGGGCTGGGAGAAGCTACCAAAGGCATGGTCGTTCCTTTCGGTGATATTGCCCGTCACCGGGCGGTTGAAGAGGATGAGGCTCAGGCCGCCAGTTCGCCGGGCTTGAGCAGGTAGGTGAAGGTGAACGCAACGCCGATGCCGCCTTCCATAGAGCGGCCGCGCTCGGTGGCAGTCATCGAGCCCTGGTAGCGGATCGAGCGGTTGTTGATGGTCAGGGCCAGCAGTTCGCTATCGGCAAGGACAGCGTCGATGAGTTTGGCGCGCAGCAGATTGAGCTTCGTGCCGACGTCTTCAGCCTTTGCCTCGAGGCGGAACTGTACCTCCGGCGTCATGTCGACGTGGCGAAACGTCAGCGCATTGCGGCCGGCCGGATCGTTTTCGCGTGCCACTTCCTCGCCATCGAACAGGATGACGGCCGGCAGGTTCGAACCGGACACGTCCGTCTCGTTCCGGCGCTTGGCAAGCGACGTGTCGACGCTCCCGGCAACGATCAGCAGCCGGGCCAAAATTGCTTCACGCGGGTCCAACTATGCGGCCTCCAGGATAAGCCGGATCTCGCCCTGCCCCTCGCCGGTCGGCGCTGGCACAGGCTCATGATCCATGACCCGCCACGTCTTGCCGTTGAAGGTGATCTGCGCATCGCGCAGTTTGGCGGACTCGACGTCGGCGAGGTCAGTGGCGCGCACCATGGCGGCCGGCCGGATGGTCATGACATTGACATCCGAGAAATTCAGACCGTTGCGGTTCGCGCCGTTGCCGAAGGACGCCGAGGAGCCGGCCGTCTTGTCCAGCACCAGCAGTGGCCCACCGTCCGCGCCGGTCTTGATCGGTGGATCGCCACAAGCAACCGTCAGCACCGCATCGACGCCGAGCGTGGCATAGATCGGCGCGTAGAGCAGCGATGCCCAATCCATCAGGAGCCCCGCCTGGTCTTCGGCACGAAGGCGAATTCCCAGTGGCCGATGCGGTTTGTCCCGGCGTCGGCCTCGATGTGGGCGTAATAGGTGGTGCCGTCGACCAGCCCGAGATCGTCTTCAAGGATGCCACGATAGATGCCGTCGCTGGAGGCGACATAGGCCATGGCCGCCGGCCAGGTCTGCCCCGTGATGTTTGTCCCTTCGGCGTCTTTCACTGTCACCGAGACGTCGGCATCGTTGACGAATGTGCCCTCGATCGCGCTTTTCAGGCCGGACAGTTCGATGATGTTGGTGTTGCCGACATAGACGACGCAACTGGTCATGGGTCGCTCCTGTCGGTTTCGATGCTGCCCTGCAGCAGCGGGCCTGTGGTCACGCCGTCATCGGTCAGCGCCGCCACCATGCGCGCCGATCCGGCCAGAACGGGCACGATGCGGATGGCGCCGAGGATCAGCGTGGCGATGGGCGGCGTGACGGCATCGGCCCAGCAGTCCGTCCAGCAGTCCCGCCAGCAATCGCTCCAGACCGTACCAAGCATCAGGCCGGCCCGAACTTGTCGCCGGTCGAGCCGTCGCCGGTCAGGTCGGTGCCGTTGATCGACACCATGTTGGCGTCGACACGATCGGTGACGGCCGTGACCGCCGCGATGGTGCGGGTCTGCACTTCATCGGCGATGGCTTCCACCGTTGGCGCCGATGTCGCTGTCGCCCACGCCCCGTCGCCATGGCTTTGCAAGGCGGTGAAGGCACCGGCGATGACGGAAGCATCGGCCGGATCGTCCGGCAGATTGCCGGTGCGCTCCTGGATGGCGGCGATGCCGGCATTGTCGGGATTGACCGTGGCAAAGCCTGTTGCTGTCGACCAATGTGCGTCGCCGTAGCTGGCAAGACTGGTGAAGCTGCTCGAAATGCCCGAAGACAACGCCGCGATCGCCGCCAATGTGGCGTCGTCGGCGCCCGCGAGCGCTGTGGTCAAGTCGGCATTGGTTGGCAGCGCATCGAGTTGCGTGTCGAGGTTCGGTGACGCCAAGCCGACCGCGCCCCTCACGCCAGCGGCATCAAGCGTCGAGAAGCCAGTCGCCGTCGTCCATGCGCTGTCGCCATGGCTCTGTAGCGCGGTGAAGCTTGCGGAGATGCCCGCGTCAAGGTTGTCGAGCAAGCCTGCCCTGGTGCTGGTCAGACGCGCCAGAAGGGTCGCGGTGCCGGGAGTGTCGGCGCCGGCATAGGTCGAGCGGGTCGACACATCAGCATCCAGATGTGCGATGCGTGTATCGCCGAGCGCGGTCAGGCCAGCGCCCGCCGCGCCGATCCGTGCATAGGCGTCGCCGGTCTGCGGCGTGTTGCCGGTATAGGTGGTGACCGTATCGACAAGCACGCCATGATCCATGGTGGCGGCAGGCGTGGCGATGTTGAAGAACTTCTTGAAGCCCGCCGCGATCTGGCCGGCGGTTTCCGTCAATGCCGTTCCGAGGATCTGGGCGAGATTGGCCTTGACCACGCCAGAGGTGAAATCGAGCTGGCCGGTTCCCGTGCCCGATGAGAGCAATACGCTGGCACCGATATCGCGCGCGGTCTGGGACGTGCCGTTGATCTTGAGCACATCGACACGGCCGGAGGCATCGACGGACAGCGGCACGCCACCATTGGCGCCAGCGACGGCATCCGGCAGCGCCGTCAACCCGCCATTGGTCGCCTTCACCACCTGACAGACCTGTTCGGCGTCGTCGCAGCTCGCCGACGTGCCGCGCACGACCAGATCGCCGAGCGTCGCCGTGTCCGTCGTGTCGAGCGCGAACTTGTACCAGCCGTTGGAAACTTCCGTCGCATTCGAGGCGCCGGCGTTAGGATTGCCGAACGCGCCGCCGGCCTTGCTGATCGTGATCGCCACGGTCTTGCCGGTCGCGGCAGTGACGTGATCACTGGCCAGGAACAGTTTCAGCATCACCGTGTAGGCGGTGGATTGGGCGAGCCTGCGCATCTACATCCCCAATTGCTGGCGGGTTGCGATATGGCCGCCCGCAGGCCCGTTAATGGTGATGCCGGAATTATGGCCCAGATCGAAACTGTTGTTGGCGACGAAACTGGCGCCGCCGGCTCCGGTGATGTCACGCAGTGCCGCGCCATTGATCGTCGGCGCATTGCTGGCGACCGAAAGCGTCCGCGACGATCCGTCGGACGATGATCGCATGAGCACGGGGGAACTTGGAGATCCGTTAATCGTCAAGGTGGCAATGGTTTGTGTCAGGCCGCTCAGTTCGATGACGTTCGGCCCGTCATTCGTCAGAGTCGTGAAGCTGTTTGCTCCAATAATTTGCAGGGAGGCGCCGTTCACCTGCCCGCGAAACCGGACCGATGAATAGGTCAAGCCGCCGCCGCTGAAAATTCGCTGACCAGCGCTATCACCAACCCCGGTAAAATCAAGAATTGATAGACCGGCATCGAAAGTCAGGCCAGTAGTGGTGGCCATGGTCCAAATCGTTGAATTGCTCGATGCCGTGGACGTGAATGTCCACGTCCCATTTCCAAGCTTGATTGTCCTGGTGCCGCTGCCGCTGCCGTTAAAAGCGGATGAACTACTTAGTGTCACATTGTTGTTGTTGACGCTGAAATCCAGCGTACCGGTAAAGGCCCCGCAGGTGATCGACTGCACCGCGACCGTCGTGTTCACGGTAACCGTGCCGCCGCCCGAGCTGGCGTTGAAGGTCACTGTGTCCGATGTCCCAGGCACCGAAGCGCCGCCTGCACCGCCGGTCGTTGCCGACCAATGCGTGGTGTCGCTGGCATTCCATTCGCCGGTGCCGCCAACCCAAAAGCGATTTGCCATCGATCAGCCCTAGATCCTGTCGCTGTCGGCGACGCGCACGAAGATCATGTTCGAACCGCACCAGCTATGCAGCGTGAAGCCCTTGGCATGCATCAGCGCGTCCAGTTCATGGCTGGTGTCGCCGCTGCCGTTGTCGGCTTCGACGATGACGACGCGCGGTGGATTGTTGCCGAAGTCGGATGCGCGCAGCACATCGATGTCGAGGCCTTCGATGTCGATGTTGAGCAGGTCCGGCCAGATGCCTGCGGCATGGTGGTCGACGATTTCGTTCAGCGTCATAACCGGCCAGTCGACGCTGCCCGTGATGCCAAGCGTCATCGCGGTCGCCTTGTCAAAGGTGAAGCGGCCAGGATCGGCGGCAACGTGGTAAAAGGTAAGCGTTCCATGGACGGGCGCCACGCCGGCGCAGATGTTTTTGTCCTCCGGTCGCGCGTCCAGAAACGCCATGACCAGATTGCCATTCGGCTCGACATTGATGCCGCGCGAGCCGCGCTCATAGAGCAGCGCCGTGTTCGACAGGTCGAACGGGTGATAGGCGCCGACGTCGAGATAGGACGGCTTTTCGATGCCGAGCCGCTTGAAGATGTTCAGCACGGCAAGGTCGTCGCCATGCTGCGCATAGGTGCGGCCGCCGAACCATTGATCGCGGTGGCCGGTCACTTCGGCATGCCATCAAGCATATGACGGACCATCGCTTCCGCCTGCACGGCATCAAGGACATTGGTGCCTATAGGCCAATGCCGCGTCCGCATCGGCTCCTCGTTGAAGGATGGAGTGAAACTGACGCCGCCGTCAGGAATGAAATTCTCTGGCAGTCGCCATTGAAGGAACCGGCTGACCATGTGTTTGATCTGCTCGTCGGTGGGTTGCGGCGCGGATGGGACCGCTTTCGAACCTTCAGCAAGCATGGCGTCAGCCATCGCGTAGCACCGCCTGGCCTTCTCTGCCTCGAACGTATCGGGCGAATGGGCGATATGGACGTTTGCGATCTCGATGAGCGCCTGGCCCGCGAACCAGTCGCGGAGGCTCATGCCACCTTCCGAGATGGCGTGATCGCCCGCCTTCAGCAATTGAGGGAACACGGAGCCGCCGTCACTCATGGCTTTCTACCTTCCGCAATCGCGCTCTCGATCCAGTTGAACTTTTCGCCGATGACCTTGTGATGGCCTTCGACATCGGTCAGCGCCGCATGGCAGGAGCTATGCTGTTCGGCCGGCACGACATCCTCGAAACCGGCGAAATACAGGCACGCCTCAAGCAGACCTTGCGACCAGATTGCCTTGTGGCCATGCGCGAAGATGATGGCATGCATGGCGCCGCGCATATCTGCGGTCGGTCCCCACTTGCGGGTGAAATCGAAATAATCCTGGTCGCCGCGCAGCCGGATGTTTTCGAGGCTCGGAACGCAGATGCGGATGACGCCGCCCGGCTTCAGAACGCGATGGCATTCGGCGAAGAACGCCAGCGCCTGACGATAATCGACGTGCTCGACCACATGCTCGGCGAAGATGAAATCCGCGTATCCGTCCATGAACGGCAGGCGCTTGGTGATGTCGACTTCCTCGTCGAAGTTTTCCCAGCCGTCCATCCTGTTGGTACCGCAGCCGAAGTTGAGCTTGACCGCCTTCTCAACGAAGCTGATGCGCGTGGTGCGCGTGACATCAACCCACTGCTCGGGATCGTCCGGGTTCACGACCCTGATGACCTCCGACGGCAAGGCGGCGTCAACGAAGGCGTCCAGCGCTTCCGGCGCGCAATGCGTGATCCAATCCAGTGTCGGCGCTGTTGCCGCAGTAAGCTGCCCCCTGTCGCCGCGCTCGGCCTTCAGCGGCAGCATGCGCAGGTCTTCGCCGATCAGGTCGAAGATGACCTTTTCCGGTGTCGGGCTTTTGGTCCGGTTCCACCAGTCATAGCGCTCGATGAACTTGGTCTGCCAGAGATAGTCGACCGAGAAGAACATCAGGCCGGTTTCAGCCCAGCCGGTTTCCTTCCGTTTCGTGCCTTCCACCGGGACAGATGCCGCCTTGACGCCATCGGCCATCATCTTGCGGATGATCGGCAGCACCGGCTTCGATAACAGGCTGTCGCCTTCGATGTGGACAACGTAATCGTACTGCCCGTCGATCGCCATCTCGAGGCCCTTGCTGAAAGCCCTGCCCCAGCCGTCTTTGCCACCGCGCGCGAGGTGGCCGATGTTGTCGGGGAATGCGTATTTCTCGGCGCCTTCCTCGACAGCCAGCAGTGGCACGGACGAAGCGCTGTCGACCAGAAGCAGATCGACCGCCCAGCCGTTCACCTTGCGGTGCAGCGCCTCCCACTGCCCGGCCAGTTTTTGCTTCTCCGGCGTGTCGACATAGGTGGTGCCGAACACCAGGATGCGCGGCGTGGCCGCATGTTCGGTGGCGAAGGCCTCGACCAGCGGTACCGCCTTGGCCATGTCGATGGTCTTGTCGCATTTGTGGTGGCGATCGAAACACTCACACGGCTTGACCGGCTCGATCGGCAGCGTCGGCGCCAGATGCGCGCCGCAGATGTTGGTGAAACGGTAGCTCTCATTGCCGCCATAGACGCAGATATTCGGCGTACCGACGGCCTGCGCCAGGATCGGCGTGAAGCCGGCATTGCCGAAGACCAGCGCCGCCTCGGCGAACATCCCGGCCAGCGTCTCGAAATCGGCCTCGCCGCGGTGAAGTTTCAGGTCGGCATCCTGTTCCTCGCCGACGATCTCCTCGCCCTTTTGCGTCAGATCGCAGACCGACACGGTGAAGAACCGGTCCTTGATCGAGCGATAGAGCGCCGCATAGGCGACAGGATCCGGCGAGCGCGACGGGCACGGCCAGGTCGCATTGATGACGATCGGCCGATAGATCATGACCGGCTTACCGCCAGTGTCTCCAATGAGCGCCTTGGCCTCGTTGCGCCATTCCTGCTTGACCGGCAGGCTGAAATCAGGCCGCTCCGGAACCTTCAGCCCGACCGATCCGAACATGGCGTTCAACAGCGTGCCATGCCGCTTGGTCTGGGCATGGTCGTAACCAATTTTCCTTGGCGACGGCGTGACCTTCTCGGCCCGGCCCGCCTCCGTCCGGTCGCGGATGCGCGGCGGCAGCCTGTCGGAAACCGTGACCTTCAGCCCTTCGGCCTCGAGGTCATGATACATCGCCGTGTAATAGGTCTGAAGCTCGACGACGTCGTGCCTCTTCATGAGTTCGCGAAGCACCGCGCGCTGGTGGATGCAGTCGCCGGCGCCGTACATGCTCAAGACGACGAGCGAAGGCTTTACCGGCAGGCGCTGAAGCATGGAGCACACATCCTCAAAAGGCATTTTCGGCCAGACGTCTATTGCGCTGTCCGGGTTGGCGTTGATGATCTCGACGCCTGATTTCTTCAGTGACGGCGCTACCGCACGGAACTCGGCGGCGTGCAGCTCGAAAGACCCCTTGATCAGCGGCCATGGATAGGCAGCGCCGTGGTGGTGGCGGGTGCCGTCCTCGGCAAAGCGGCCGTCGACCCCAAGCAGCACGACGCGGCGGCAACCGAGGTGGACGGCAAGATTGATGGCGCCGGTGACCGAGGTCCGCGCCAGGGCAAGCTGGTTCGGTTTGCTGGCTATGCCGGCGCCGGGGTCGATCTTGGTGAGCCGAACGACATCGCGAGGTCCGCCCTGCGACGTGGTGACCAGGCGCCCGACCGCCGGGCGTTCCTTCGAACCGACGTCTGTCCACCACCTGGCATCAGCAAAGAACAGGATGGCGGCGTCCGGCCATGTCAGATGCGCCGAATTGATGGCGATGACCCGTCGCCCTTTGAGGCGCGACAGGTCGATGGTTTTGACTGAGGCACCGCCCGCGAGCACAAAGGCTGTTTCGCCTTCCCATTCGCGGGCGATAGTCCCCACGGGCGCGTCAGATGGTGAAGGCGGCCGACAGCCGGACCTTGCCGGTCGCCGACGGATTGTCGGCAGCTTCCACGGCAACGCCGATCAGCTTGTTCGAGCCGGCGGTGGTCGTGCATTCGCCGCTGGCGGCGACGAAGTAGATGCGCTGTCCGAACGTCCAGGCCTGCGCCGAGACCTTGGGCAGTTCGAAGACGCCGATCACCGAAAGCGGGCCTTCATCGCCAACGGCAATATCGACTTTCGCGACACCAAACAGCGAGCCGGCGACGACGCCGTCGCCCGACGCGATATCGACGGCGCCGGTGACGTCTTCATTGGTCCAGGTAATCTCGTTACCCGGCTGAATGTAGTTCTTCATAATTTGCCTCCTGTAGAGGAACGGGGTGAGAGGGGGAACGGGCGGCAAACGCCGCCCGTTGGGGTCAGGCGCCGGTCGAGTAGTAGAGGCCTCGATAGTCGAGTGCCTTGACGCCGGCGTCGATGCGGACCTTGAACTCGGTGCCGTCGACGCTCCAGCCGTCGCGCTGCTCAAGGGTCGGCGCAGAATTGCCGTTGAGATAGGCGACTTCGATCGTGTCTACGGTCTGCGGATCGGCGGTCAGATACCATTCTGCGGCGGAATCAGCCGACAGCCTGGCTTCCGAAATCACCTGGACGGCGCCGCGCACGATGTTCGGGTTGCGCTGCGTTCCGGCAGGGTCGAACTCCGATGCCATCAACGCAGCCGCTACGCCCTGCTTTTCCACCGGGACCAGCATGAACTTCGGCCGGATATTGAGGCCGGCCGAAATGCTGTCAGTGTCTTTCTGCAGCGCCATCTTGGCACGAGCGGCGTCGACATTGGCCATGGTGATCAGGCCGGTGCCGACATTGTTGTGACTGGCATGGAACAGCGTAATGCCATCCGCCATCGTCGGGTTACCGGTGAGAATGGCATAGACGAGCGTGCCGATGGTGCGCTTTGCGGCGCGGCCCATGCGCTGCGGGATCTTGGTGAAGGCGTTCAGGTCATCGTTGATGATGGCCTGGCGGGTGATCGAGAACATCTTGCCGTAGGTGGCAAGCTGGATCGTCTCGCCGCGCTCGCCGAAGGTGCCATAGGTGTATTCGGCACCTTCAGGAACTTCCGCGAGATTGGCGAACAGCCCCAGATCTGCACGGGAGCTCGCCTTGAAGTCCGACAACGTGCCTTTTGCGGTCCACAGTTCGAACGTCTCGTCTGCTTCCTCGAAGCCCTTCATCATCGACTTGTTGGCGACGTTGGCGAGGATCGTCGGGAAGTCCGACGTCGAGTGCGTGATCGCCATGGTGAAGGCGGCGCCAACCATTGTCATCGGGTCGGAGAATTTCCGCTTGTCGCCGGAGATCAGCATGCTTTCGCGGGCCAGCTCGCGCAGCGTAAAGGCCGAGAACTCGTTTACCTCGCCACCAGGCATTCCAGCCTTCGAGAGAAGCGACTTTTCGACGCCTTGCCTGAAGCGATCGCGCGCGTCTGCGGTGACCGTTGCGACCGGAGGCGTGTTGCGGCCATTGTCCGGATCGCGATCGGCGACGGCATCGATGATCAGCGCGGTCGCCTTTTCGAGGTTGCCGCCGGCATCCTTGATCAGCTTTTCGGTGTCCTCGAAGCCGATCTTGGCGCGACCGGCCATCTGGTAGATTTTCACGTTGACGGCGTCGGCGGTCATGACCGGCTCGACGACGGGTTCGACGGCAGGATTGGCGGGCTGAATCGGGGCCGCCGCAGGTGCAGGAGTAGTCATTCTGGTTTCCTTTCCAGGGGTTTGCGGCGCGGCTAGAACCGCCACCATCGGAAGGCTTGCAGCCTTGCGATTTGCTGACAGCGCGGCTAGCTCCGCCGGCGCGTGTCTGTATGTCTGATAGTCAAAGCTGGCATCGGCGACGGCCGGCTCGCCTTCCTCGATGGCTGCCGTGGCGAAGCCTTTGGCGACAGCGTCGGTCGGCGACAGCCAGGTCTCGGCCTTCATCAGCGCCCGCACATCAGCATCGGGCAGGCCGCTGCGATCGGCGTAGACCTCGGCATAGACGCCGGTCAGGACATCCAGAGCGGAGGCGCTCTTGCGGTGGGCGTCGGCCGGACCAAGGGTGATGCCGGCGGGCTCGTGGATCATCATCAGGCTGCCGAGCGGCATCTCGATCGTGGCGCCGGCCATGGCGATCAGCGAGGCGGCGGAGGCGGCGATGCCGTCGATGACGATGGCAACGGCGCCATCATGACGCTTCAATGCGTTGTAGATGGCGGCTCCCTCGGTGGCGACACCTCCGCCGGAATTGAGACGGACGGTGATGTCACCGCTCATCTCGGCCAGGGCGTTGACGACATCGGCGGCGGTGAAGCCGGCGCCTTCCCAGAAATCATGGAAACCGACCGGGCCGTAAAGGATCAGGTCACCATCGACGATCAAGCTATTGTCCATTGTCGTCTCCTGTCGGTGGGTCCACGGGCGCCGCTGCAGGCGCGGCGGTCACCGCGTTGCCGGCCGCGGTGCGGTAGCGGGGATCGGAATCGAAGATCAGGCCATCCTTGTCGGCGCGCTGGTTATCGGCGGCATTCTCGGCATCGAGATCCTCGGGATCGAAACCCTTCTGGCGCTGCTCTTCCGAGCGCGACGACAGGCCGGAACGGATGGCGTCGCGCGAGGCGGCGATCTCTTCCTTCGGATTGATCATTTCGCGCCGCGGTGGCGTCCACAGGAGCACTGCGGCCGACAGATCGCGGCCGATCACCAGCTGCGCCGCATCAAGAAACCAGCGGCCGACCGCACCGCAAAGCTGCGGGATCAGCATGAAGTTCTGCGCCGTGCCGATAGTGCGCTGGAATTCGAGCCAGCCCATGCGGCCGGAGGAAAAATTGACGCCGGTCAAATCGGCGGACAGAACCTCGTAGGAGACGCCCAGGCCGACCGCGATGTCACGCAACTCGGCGGCCTTGTAGCCAGCATATTCGCCGACCGATGGCGGCGTGCCGAAGGTCACTTCCTCGCCCGGCTTGAGGCGCTGGATCATGCCGGGTTCCAGGCTTTCGACCTGGTAGATGCCGCCGGTGTCCTTTTGCGGCGCCCTGTTCGGGTCGGCCGCCGGCATGACCGTCGAGACGTTTTCTTCAGAATGGATGAAGGCTGCAAAGCAAGCCGCCACCTTCTGGCGGACCAATTGCGCGTCGGCATAGTCCGCGAGATCGCGCATCTTCAGGATCACCGGCGCGAACCAGGTGACGCCACGCGCCTGTCCAGGACGATCGGTGCGGAAGACGTGGGCGATTTCCGACGCCGGCACCATGCGGCTCTCATAGGCGAAACCGGAATAGGAACCGGGATGCTGGGTGTAGAGCCAATAGCCGACCAGTCGGCCTATCGGATCGAACTGCAGGCCTTGCACCATGTAGCCGCCGTCATTGGCAACAGGCCCATCCTTGGTCGAATCGATATAGTCCGGCTCCAGCACTTCGAGCTGGAAGGGCAGCGGCAAGGCATCAACGGCGCGGCGCGGACGGCGACGCACCAGGGCCTCGCCGGATTCGGCCACGGTTGCCATCACCAGCCACTGCAGGCCATAGAAATTGGTGCGGCCACGCGCATCGCATGCAGTGGTGTCGAGATGCGCCTTGACTAGGTCGAACAGCTTCGCCTTCACGGTTTTCGGTATATTTCCGGCGATCGACGGGATGATGCCGGTGCCGACGATGTTGTTGGCCAGCACCGCCTTGCCGCGCGCGGCATGCGGGTTGTTACGAACCATGTCGCGCGCCACATCGCGCAACCTGGACAGTGCCGGCAGGTTTTCGGCATTTGCGTCTGTCGACACGACGCGCCAGCCTTGCGCCCGGCGACCGCGCGTGGCGCCGTCGAAAGCCATGGTGGCGCCTTGCAATGCGGCGAGACGCGCACGCGACCTGACGCGGCGTTCCGCCATTTCAGGAGCGACGGCAGCCAAGGCGCGGTCGAACAGGTTCATCAGAGGCCCCGCGAAAAGCCGGCGACGGTGCGGCGCGGCGCCTCGGAACTGCCTGCCGCCGAGGCTTCCATCTCGCGCAGCAGCGCACGCATCTCGGCGAGCGACTGGAATTGCGTGAACGTCTCGCCGTGGCGCAGGCTCAGGATGCCGGAAGCGATGTTGTTCTTCAGCGTGTTGATCTGGGTCTGGGTGTAAGCCATCGCCCTATCCTTTCAGCCAGCCGGAGCGCGCATTGACGAAACCTTCCCGTGGCCGTGCGGGCTTGCCTTGCGGCTGCGGTGCCGCCGCCGACGGCGCGCGCATCTGCACCTGCAGGACATCAGGCGAAAAGAAGTCAAAATCCTGCGGGAAACCGCGATCGGCGGCGAGCGTGCGCCACTGGTCGGAGGTCATGCGCGACAGGCCGAGATAGTCGGCAAGCGCCGCATTGTAGATCTCGCAGTCGAGCAGGTGGTTTTCCTCGCCGCCGCGGACTTTCCAGACCCGGCGGGCACGGCCGCGATAGGTTTCGGTGGCCAGATATTCCGAGGTGATCTGACGAAAATAGACTTCGTCCTGCCACCAGGCGAAGTGACAATAGCCAGCAGGATCGACCGGTTGTCCCGCGGCAATGCCTTCCTTGCGCAGCTGCGCGTAGAAGGCGCCCTTCAGCGCCCAGGTGCCGACCTTCCAGACCATGGCGCCGCCGCGGACCCGCTCGCCCTTGAAGTCGATGTCGACTTTCGTTGGCTGGCCAAGCGCCGGACGGCTCCAGCCATCCTCGCCCTTGAGCGCGAAACAGGCCGCCTTGCCGCGCACCCAGGTATAGACGACATGGGCACGGTAGCCGCTGTCGACGCCGAACAGGTCGACTGTGCGGGCGCGGCCATAGGCGTCCGGCCATTGCGCGACGCGGATCTTTTCCAGTTCGGCGAAGGCGCCGGCATGCGGATCGTCGGTTTCGCCGGAGAGATAGCCGGCGTCGACGACCCAGCTCTGCCCATCCGGCGCCCAGGCCTTGATCGAATACCAGATGCCGCGCATTTGCACGTCGGCGGCGCCGGTCAGGATCAGGCCGGCGGGCGGGATGTGGCCGCGCTTCTGTTCCTTGTCGCGGCGCAGCATCAGCTTTTCGTGGTCGGGCGCGTCGCCCTTGACCTCGAACGGCAGGCCGAGCGTCAGATTTTCGAAGGTCTTCAGCTTGAGCGGGTCGCCGGCCGCCTTGACGAAGCGCTCGGCGATCTTCTCCCACGGCACGAACGGCGAGGTCAGCGCGTCGAAATGGTAGCTCGGATGCGCGCCGGGCCTGGTCGCGGTGGCGATCCATCGGCCCTTCTTCATCAGCTCGACCTTGTCGGCCGACTCGACGATCGCGCCGCAGCAGGGTGTCGCGTAATAGGCCTTGTAGGGGAAGGTCTCCTCGAACTTGAAGAAGGTGCGGTCGAAGACGAACTTGAACGGCGCGGCACAGCCGGGGCACGGCATGTGCCAGTAGCGCTGGTCGCCGGCGTGGAAGCCGCTGTCGATCTTCGAGGCGCCCTTGACGGTCGGCGTCGAGATCTTGGTGCGCTTCCATTCGCCCGACATCAGGAACGATTCCTGGCGGCCCTCGATCATGCCGAGCGGATCGCCCTGGCCGTCGAGATCGTCGGGGTACTCGTCGACCTCGTCGAGCAGTGCGACCTTGATCGTCTTGGAGCGCAGGTCGGCCGGCGACGATGCGATCGCCAGCGTCAGCGAGCCGCCGGGATAGACCTTCGACGTGGTGGTCGAGGCATCGCCGGCGCGGCTGGTCTGCGGCTTGACCTTGCGCTTGAGCGCCGGCGTCTTCTCGATCGCCAGCGCCAGCTTTTCGCGGTTGAAGTCGGACAGCGCGCCCGATGTCGGCTGGACGATCATCACCCGGCACGGGTCCTGGTCGATGATGTGGCCGACCGCGGCGAGCAGCAGCGTGGTGAAGCCGGTCTGCGCCGACTTCCGGATGTCGATCTCGTTGACGCCGGAATCCATCGCCAGCATGTCGAGCGGCTCGATGATGTAGGGCGTCAGCGAGGCGTCCCATGGCTCGTTGGCCTTGGGGCCGTCCGGCACGATCAGGTTGGCCTGCGCCCATGCGCTGGGTGCCATGCGCTCGGGCGGCATGATCAGCGCGGCGAGCGTGCCGGCGATCACCGCCAGGGCGGAGCGCTTGAGGTTGAGCTTCATGGACGGTCTTTCAGTCGGCGCCGAGATCGAACTCGTTGCCGGTTTCCTCGTCGACCTGGCCTTCGTTGCGCTGCAGGGTCAGCGCATCGGCGGCACGGCGGCGGATCTGGTCCTTGATGTCGCGCAGCTTGCGGCGCAGGGCCGGTTCGCCGTCTTTGGCTGCCGCCATGATCTCGCCAGCGAAGGTCGGCAGTTGCTCGATGGCCCGCACGATCGCCTCGCCGGCCCGCACCATGGCGGTCTCGACTTCGGCGACCGGCACCAGCTTGCCGAGCCGTTCGCTGACGTCGAGGGCGGAGCGGCGCGCTTCCCACTGCGCCTTCTCGGTCTGGGCGTCGCGCAGCGCGCTCGGAATGTTGGCCGGCTCGGCGGCCTTCTCCTCGCGCACCGTCTCGGCGGCCTGCTCGCGGTAGGCGTCACCGGCGGTGCCGATCGCCTTGTCGAAGGCGGCAAGGTCGACCTGGCGCTCGCGGCCGTTACGGCGCGTGGTCAGCAGGCCCTCGGCCTCGTAGCGGTCGACGCGCTTCTTGATCGCCACCTTCGAAACGCCGCGCATGACCGCGATCTCGGACAGCGACTTCCACACGGGCGTCGGCAGGTCGGCAGGCGATTGCATGTCTGAAACCTGCCGAGGTTTACCGTTCACCGGCCATCGTTAACATCGTAAACCCAGTTTTCCGCACCCTCTCACTAGCGAACCCTCGGGCTACGCCGTCCCGCATACGGTTTGGAGGCGGGGAAGGACCCGTGACTGGGAGGGGGTCGGCGGCGCTGGGCAGGGTGCCGAAACGAGAACACCCCGCGACCGGTTTGCGGTGGCGGGGTGTTCGATGCTTTTTATCCGTGACAAGACATCCACCAAATCGCTGCACGCGTCAAGCGGGTGCTGCATTCTTTTTGTTGAACAGCTTGAACCATGAGGGGAAGCGCAGGGCCATGGCTGCATCGGCCTTGTCCTGCTGTGCCTTGAGCAGCACCGCATTGCCGACGAGATCGGGCAGCACGCGCGCCATCGGCATGGGCGTCAGCCATGGTGCCACCGGTATGGTGGTGGGCAGCATGACCACATCCTGCATCTTGTGCGCCACCGTCTCATGCACCATGGCCAGCGCCGACAGCCAGATCTCATGCTCGGCCCTGGCGATGATGGCGTTGACCGGATCGGGGTCGAGGTAGGGCTTGGTGTAGGCGCCAGGCAGCGCATCGCCACGCTTGTCGACGCCATTGACCTCGATGGTGCGCGCCACCGTCTCATCGACACCATCGACCACCTTGCCGGTCAGCTGGTCCTGCGTGACCTGCAGATAGTAGCGCGGTTTGCCATTGCCGTGGCGATCGATCTCTTGGCGGACAGCGTCGAGCTGCATGCCATCCGCATCCCAGCCCATCACCGCGCGCCTGATGATCAGCTCGGATGGCTTTAGCCTGAGCGTCACCCTGCCCTGCCCGTCATGCGTCATGCGTCGCCATGCCTCGCTCACCGCCTTGGCGCCAAGTCCGCCGAAGCGGTCGAGCTCGGGCGCAGGCCGCCAGTCCTCGGGCAGTTCGAGCGCACAATCGTCGAGCGCCATCACCGCGTCGCCGATCGCCTGCGCATCCTCGCAGGGCCAGCTGTCGGCGGAGAAGTCCGGCACCGCGCCATAGCCGTTGACGCCGAAGGCATCGACCAGCGACAGAAGCTCGGCGAAACGCCCGGTGCTGTCCCATCCGCCGGCCATCGCCATCGGCCCATCCTGCCGCCTTGGCACCTTCGGCAGTTCGTCGCGCCACGCCCAGGCGATGACATCCTCGACCGGCCCGCTGCGCTTTCCCTGGGCATTGCGGCTCAAAGGACGGTTCCTGCTGGTCACAAAGCCCAGATCAGCACCATCTGCACCCGTTTTCATCATCTGCACCCTTTCTCGAAGTGGCTAAACCATTGCTTTCGCAAGCAAAACAACAATAGAAAAAACGCGATGGTGCAGATGGTGAGGGTAACAGCCGATAACGCATATGAGTGGCAGAACATCTGCCCTATCACCTTGCCGAGACATCACATGCGTACCCGGAAATAACCGGCACCATCGGCACCATCTGCACAACATCTTGATTTCCCTATCCCTTTCACGGTGCCGATGCGGCGACATGGCGGGCAGATCGGCACCACCGGCACCGCACAGGGTGCCGACAGACGCGATACCAAGCATCGCAGCGCGAAGCCTGACCAAGGGGAGAAGGGAAAATGCGCGCTCACGGGATCTTGCCCTCGCGCGTCAGACGCTCGATCAGGTCGATGCGCATGCCGATCCAGCGCATGAACGGGATCGCCATCGAATTGCCATAGGCCTTGTACTGCGGCCCGTCAGGACACTTTTCAGGCGGTCGACCCTTCCACGGAATGCGGCAGCGATCATCGGCGAAGCCCTGCAGGCGAGCGCATTCATGCGGCATGAGGCGGCGGACAACCGCGCCAGCGATGGCGGGTGGATGCGCCTGCGCCGAGAGCGCGTGCATTGGGTCGCCAGGCCGTGGATTGCTGCCGTTGGCTGGACTTGTGATCTGCGTCGTATAGAATGGGATCGATACCGCAGGCTGCATTGTCGTCTTTATCGGCGGCGCGCAGTGGTCGTCGATCGGCATGGATTGCGATTCCGAGGCATACCAATCGAATGCCAGCGGAATGCCGCGACCGGTCCCGTCTTCGCTTGCGTCAAACCCCTCGCCGCGCAGCGTGTGGGCGACATGCAAGCCCCTGTTGCTGTGCGCTGCACCGGTGTCGAGCGTGGCGAAAACATCATCACCGCAGGCGAGATTTTGGCCATCGAAACCGATCAACGCGTGCGGCTTGTCCCCGCCACCCGATGACGCCCGCACAGTGTCGGCGACCTGGTCGCCTAGTTCTGCCGTTCCGCCTTCATCCCGGCCGCGGAGCGCAACGCTTCGAGCAGTTCGGGCGGCAATTCCTTGCCCCGCTTTTCGGCGCGGCGCAGGATGCCCCTGCATGCCTTCGGGCTCAAGAAGTACCGCCGCGGCACGTCGCCAGTCTCCAAGATATCCAACAACGACGACACGTCGCCGTCGCTGTGGGACGGCACGAGCGTAGCCGTCCACTCGGATATATTGAGCGTCAAGCACGCGCCACGCGATCCCGTAGGATGCAGCGCTTCCCGCAACGATGCCGGCACCGCGCCACCCCCCCCTCGGCACTTCGATTGCCCTTCCGGTGAGGAAGCCCAGAAAGTCTGCAAAGTCTCGTCCGGTGGCGCTGGAGAAGACGCCGGGCACATTTTCCCAGACGACCCAGCGGGCGCCAAGGCGCTTAGCCAGGCGGACATACTCAAGGGCAAGGTTGCCGCGCGGATCATCCAGGCCGAGACGCTTTCCGGCGACGGAGAAGGATTGGCAGGGTGTCCCGCCGACGAGTAGGTCGACAGGTCCAGCGTCGCCTGGGATGGATGTGAAATCGCCATGGTTCGGCACTCCGTTCTTGGAAAGCGGCTCGCCCGGCAGGTTCGAGCCGTAGTGATGCGCAAGCACTGCGGACGGGAACGCCTCGATCTCGGAAAAGAATTTCGGCCGCCAGCCAAGCGGTTCCCACGCCACCGATGCCGACTCAATGCCGGAACAGACCGAGCCATAGGTCAGCGTCACCGCCCGTCCTCCCCATAGCTGCCCTGCCCGTGGTCGCCGCCCTGGCTCTGCCATTCCGGCCTGATCCCGATGCCGCGATAGAAGGTTTCGCCGTGCGATCGCTGGCGCTGGAACTGCCTCATCTGCCCGTCCGGGCCTTCAAAACTGCGCTCGGCCGACTTGGCGAAGCGCTTTTCGAAGGTCGAGCGGTTGAAGGCGAAGACGCCTTCCGAAGCCGCGAATTTCTCGAAGGCGTGATAGAGGTCGATCGGCTTTTCCTTGTCGTCGGGAATGCCGGTGACATGGCAGGCCATGCGGATGAAGGTGCCGATGGCATCGCTTTCCTGGCGGTATTCGTTCGACGCCGCGCGCACGCCTTCCGGGATGTCGAGGCCGTGGTTGAGGTAGTCGACGGCGCCCTCGACCATCCAGGCGAACACCGCGCCGGCCTCGGCCCGCAGCTTGCGCGGCAGCGCCCGGTCGGTGTCGCCCTCGGCGATCTGCACCGTCCACGGCACCAAGAGCAGGCGGCGCCAGATGCCGTCCGAATCATCGTCGATGCGCGGCTTGTGGTTGCCCGACAGCACGATCTTGAAATGCGGATCGACCTCGAAGAAATCCTTGTGCAGGCGCCGCACCGGGATCTTCTCGCCGCCGGTCAGCGTCTTGATCAGCGCGTCCTTGAGCTTGACGCCGGCCTCCGGCTCCGATGCGGCCACTAGGCGCGCGCCGGGCAGCCGCGCCAAATCGGGCGTCGCCTCGCCGCCGCCGCGCTTGTTGTCGCCGGAAAAGCTGTCGATCGACAGCGTCACCGCATAGTCGCCCATGATGAAGCAGAGCAGGTCGACGAAGGTCGACTTGCCGTTGCGGCCGGCGCCATAGAAGAACAGCATCACCTGCTCGATCGTCAGCCCGGTCAAGAGATAGCCGCAGAAGCGTTTCAGGAAGGCACGGATCGCCGCGTCGGGCTGCACCTTGATCAGGAACTTCTTGAATTCGGGCATTTCCGGCGAAGCCGGCAAGCCCGACCGGGCGTCGCGCCCGTTGGCGCGCCCCGCCGGAGCGCCCTCGGCGCGTGAGGCAGAAGGATCATCCCAGTCCGCCTCGACCATCTTGGTGATGAAATCGCCCTGCCGGTGCTCGCGCAGCCGCGCCTGCCAGCGGGTGACGATGCGCGGATCGTCAGGATCCGATTCCTCGTCCTCAACCTCGACCTGGACGAACTCGATCGTACCGGCACGGCAGTTGACGCTGTAGCGGTCGGTGTTGAGATCCCCGACCTTGCGCGCCATGTAGGGCTGGCCCTCGGCGAGCAGGTTGTTGAGTTTCGACGATCCTGCCGTCGACTTGGCATGGCGGCGGCGCGAGCCGATGCGCGCGCCCAGCTGCTCGGCGACGCGTTTTGCGGCCTCGACCGCCATCTCGTAATCGCGCTTGCGGGCAAGTGCCGAGATGTCGGGCAGGCGCTTGCCCTTGTCGGCCTCCATGCGCGCCAGCGCGTCGAGCGCCACTTCGCCGGCGGCCATCATCGCCTGTTCATCGTCGCTCGGCTCGATGACGCCGGCTTCCTTGCGGATCGCCTCGGCGGTGCGATGCGCCAGGCGGCGGATCAGCGAGCCGTCCTCGTCTTCCTTCCATCGCTTGCCGTCGAAGACATGCCAGCCGATATGCGCCACGCAGATGGCGATGTGGCTGGCCGCACCCGCATGCTCGCTGGCGAGATCGCCAAAGCGGCGGCGCAGGCGGCGGCCGTTGCCGATGTCGGTTTCCGGCTCGGCCGCGCAGGCGGCGAGCAGAAGCTGTTCGGGCGACGGTTCCTCGCCTTCGGGCGGCGGCGGGTCATCGTCCGGCAGATCCGGTGAAAAATCGTCGTCATCCTGCATGCTGTCAGGTGCCCATCCGGCCCATGCGCACGTGCGTCGTCACGCTGCGCAGATATGGCCGTTCCTCCAGCACCGCCGCCGGCCGCCGCCATGATTGCCGGCCGGCGCGCTCGGCCTTGTCTTCAAGCCGGAAATTCGACGCCATGCGGTTGATCGCCTGGAACACCCGCAATTCCTTGGCGGTCGCGCGGTCGAAACGGTGCGCCATGTAGAGATCGTAAAGCTCGGCACCGCGCTTCATGCGGCGGTTGTTCCAGTCCTTGCGGCATTTCGGCGTGCAGAACTCGCGGCCCGTCGCCCGCTCGAACGGCTCACCGCATTCCAGGCAGGCGTCTAGGCGCGCCATCAGGAAGCGGGCTCCAGTTCGTTAACCATGTCCTCGGCGGTCTCTGGCGCGTCGTCGGCCTCTTCCTCACCCTCTCGCGGCTCCAGTGCGGTCAACGCGTCGGCCGACACCGCCGCGATTTCGCGCGTCATGTTGATGCGCGCCTGGCGGAAATACTTGTCCTTGAGCTCGAAGCCGAGGCCGCGCCGGCCCGACTGCACCGCCGCCCAGACTTCCGAGCCAATGCCGAGGAACGGCGTGAACACGATGTCGTCGGGATTGGACCACAGGTCGATGCAGCGCTCGATGACGTCGAGCTGCAGCGGCGAGATGTGGGCTTCATCGTTTCCATCCCGCGCGGTCAGGTATTGCAGGGTGCGGGTCTGGCGGATGTCCATCCACACCGGCGACGCATAGCGCTGCCAGACCTCGATCGAAAACCAGTTGCGGCTGTCATTGTCGGTGGTGAACTTGGCATAGTCCGGACCCTCACCCTCGCCGACATAGCGTTTCAGCGCGCCGCTGACCGGCTCGGGATTGTCGCCAGGCTTGCGGAAGGCGACGATGTAGTCGGCCAACCACAAGCAGGTGGTGAAGGACTCGACCATTTCGGGCCAGGCGCTGGGCATGGTGATGCGCAGCATTTCCAAGATCAGGAACTGGTAATGCTGCCAGAAGGTTTTCCCCTCGGAATTCGACAGGTCGCGATCCGAGCCGGAGAATTTGTAAAGCCCCTCGAAGGGCGGCGAATGCACGCCGAAATGCACGCTGTCACCCGGTACGGCCCGGATCAGCTCGCAGCTGTCGCCCTGGTAGATGGCGTAGCGGTCGGTCACGTCCTGGTCGACGGCTTTTATGGCGGGGAGCTTTTTCATGCCGCATCCCCCGCGAGTGCCGAGACATCGAGCGGATGTGACAAGAGGATCTGATCGCTGTTTGGGCGTGCGAAAGCGACGTACTGACCTCCGGGGTAGCCGGTGACCAAAAACGCCCTTTCGCCGGATACGGTGATTTCTTCGCCGAACCTCGGCGGTGGATCTATGCGGGCGATGGTCGAGACCTTCAGGAACTCACGGAACGAAACGTCGTAGGCGTGAGTGTACTGGCGCCAAGCTTCGGCTCTGGCCTTGGACGGCGTTGCGGCAGGGAACGCCGACACCGGGAAACCCTTGACCTTAACGTTGTACATCTTGAGCCTGAATTGCCCTTCGTTGCTCACGCGAACTCCTCCCAGGCTGGCAGCCGCAACTTCTGTTTCGGCTGGTAATCGTGCCGCTCCAGCGCCGCGCCGCGCACCGCGACCGACGACATATCGGCCATGTGCCGCACCATCGCCGCCGCCATGCGCTCGGCGTCGGCTTCCTTGCGGTCGAGATTGGCGATGATCGCGCCCTCGGTGTCGGCGGCGATGAAGTCGGCGGTCACTTCGCTGCCCTGGCCGAAGCGCCAGAAGCGGCGGATCGCCTGGTAGACCTGCTCGAAACTGTCGTTGAGGCCGACGAAGCCGGTGCGGTGGCAGTGCTGCCAGTTCATGCCAAAACCGCAGATCGACGGTTTCGTCACCAGCACGCGGATCTTGCCCTGGCTGAACGCCTTCAGCTTTTCTTCCTTGTAATCGTCATGGTCGCTGCCGCGCACCTCTACGGCGCCGGGAATGGCCTTGGTCACGCCTTCGGTCTCGGCGTTGAGGTTGCCCCACCAGACGTAATGATCATCGGCCGGCGTCAGCGCCACCGCACGCGCGATGCGGTGATCGATCGTCGATTTGCGCGCGTGGTTGCGCTCCTGCAGTGTTTTCGCCTGCACCGGCAGCAGCGAGAACTGCCCGCCATCGTCCCAATGCGATCCGGTCTCGACCACATGCAGACGCTTGGTCAACGGTGGCAGTTCATAGCCGTCGTCGGAATAGCCGAGGTCGGACGGCTTGCGCAGCATCACCGCCCATGACGCCATCCAGCGCCAGAACTCGTTTTCGGCATGGCCCTTCAGCCGCCAGCTTTTCGTCTCCGACCCGTCATGGGTGAAGAAGGTCGCCAGCATCGAGAAATAGCTCATCACGCCGAGGAACTCGGCATGGCTGCCCAGCTCCATGAAGTCATTCGGCGCCGGCGTTGCCGTGGCCGCGAGCCGGAACGGGATCGGCCTGGCGATCTCGATCAGCCGGTTGCGGTAGTGGCCATCGAAGCTTTTCAGGATTGAGCTTTCGTCGAGCGCGATGCCGCCATAGCGGGAGAGATCGAACAGGTCGAGCTTCTGGTAGTTGGTGATCGCGGTCTCGTCGACCACGCCGTCACGGGTGACGACGCGGGCCAGCAGATCGTATTTCTTCGCCTCGTCCTCATGCTGCGGCCCGACCGCCAGCGGCGCGAACAGCAACACCGGCTTGCCGGTATGGTTGGACACCACGCGCGCCCAGACCAGCTCCATCAGCGTCTTGCCGAGCCCGGTGCCGGCAAACACCGCCGCCCTGCCCCGGCGCAGCGACCAGCGCACGATGTCGCGCTGGTGCGGAAACAGGAACGCCGGCAGGTCCGGCAGATCGACCAGCCCGCTGGCAACATCGGCCACGCGCTTCTGCGCCAGGAAGTCGTGATAGGATTGCAGGGTCATGCAGGCACCCGCTCGCGCGTTGCGCTGGCAAAATGGCGCCGGCAATAGGGCACGGCGCCGGCCGCTTCCGATCGCTCGGCCCCGCACACCGGCATTTCGGGACCGTCAGAGCTGAAAGGGTCGCCGACAAAGTGCAGGCATTTCCTGGCGTTGACCGCGTCGAGGAAGCCGACCGGCAAGGTCGCCGGCAGATTCTGCGCCGGCACATACGGCTGCGGGCGCTCGAACACTGGTTTGGCAGCGACGAACGCCAGCTTCGGCGGTCTCGGCCGGCATGGCGCCGGGCGCCGCACGGGCCTGCCGTCGCCAGCCTTGATCGGCCGAACGGTGAGATGGCCGCCAGCACCGTTCAGACGCAGGATCTTGCCGATGATGGCATTGCGGCTGCGCCCCATCTTGGTGCCAATCTGGCTGGCGGAAAGGCCCTCGCCTGTCAGTTTGCGCAAGGTGTCGATCTCGGCCTGGCTCCACTCGCTCATTGTTCGTCCCCTATCGAAAAGACATGGAAGATTGCCGGTGTGCGGTGGCTGGCGGGCCTGACTTCCTTGATCAGCCCGCGGCGCATCAGCTTGTGCTGGAATGTCTTGACCGAGGCCGGCGCCACACCGGCGACGTCGGCCAGTGACAGCATCGACATCTGCACGTTGCCGTTGCCGTCCTTGGCGTGATCCATCGCCCGGTAAAGGCGCAAGACGGTGACCGTGATGCCGACGCTTTTGGCGACGTCGAAATCGCGCGTGCAGTTGGTGGTCGACGGCGGTGCCGACTGATCGACCGGCGGCGCTGCCAAAATGCCCTCGAAATGCTTCTGCACGAAGCTGGTCGGGCTCATGCCGGCAGACTTCGCCGCCTTCTCGATGGCCGCATTGGTCGGCCGGTCGCACTTGACCGAGAAGCGATACCAGATGCCGGTCGGCTCCGGCAGATGCAGGGCGTCGCCCCTCATGCCACTGCCCTCGCCCTGGTTTGCGCCGCCCGTTCCCGCAACACGTCGTTGAAGTCCTGCCCGTCCGGCGCCCAGTCGATCCCGGCGTCATGACCGGTCAATTCGAAGCGGTTGCGGGCGCGCATCATGGCGGCCTGCGTGGTGAAGCGGTCGCTGTCGCCGTCGCCGAGCAGGATCAGACGCTCGAAATCGTCGGCCGGGATCTGCAGGCAGTCGGTGTCGGAAAGGTCCGGCTCATGGCCGCCGACCTTCTGCCTCCGCTTGCGGCCGATCCGGTCGGTCATCGTCAGCGAGGGATGCGGGATCTGTTCGGCCGCCTTGCCGGCAATGTTGCCGATGTTCAATCCACACCAGAGCGCGCAGTCGCCATGTTGGGAGCGGTGGAGCGACGCCCATGACAGCACCGTCTCGATACCCTCGCCGAGCACGCAACCGCCACCGGGCTGGCCGTCGAACAGCACGATCTTGCCGCCCTTTTGCGACCCCTCGACCTTCTTGGCATCGAGCAGGTCGCCGGTCGCGGGATCCGATATCGCCGCCTTGCCATTCGGCCGCGACAGGTCGATCCAGGTGCGATGCACGCCGATGAAATGGCCGTCAGGTCCGGTGATCGCCGCCAGCATCGCCGGTCCGCTGTGGATCACCTTGAACTCGTCGCCGGCCTTGCTGCGGTGCCAGTAGGCAAGGCTCGACACTTCGCGCAGCGCCTTGATGCGCCATGCGGGGAAAGCGATGGCACGCAGCGCAAAATAGTCGCGCAGCCAGTGGCCGCCACGCTCCGGCTCGATCGGCGCGGCGTTCTGCCAGATCTTCCAGGCCCGGCGCCGCGCCTTTTCGCGCCATTCTTGTCTGTCGTCGTCGCTCTGCGCCGGCGCCCGTTTGGCGGCCGCGATCGGCTTTTCGCCGGTCAGCTGCTCGATCGCCTCGGCAAAGCTGCATTGATGCACATGCTGCACCAGCGCGATCGGATCGCCGCCGGCGCCGGAGGCGCGGCACAGGAAGACGTTCTTGCCCTTGTCCAGCGAAAACCGGTCGCGCCCGCCGCAGCACGGGCACGGCACGCCGCGCTCGTCGATCTTGCAACCCTCCGCCGCCCCAAGCGCCAGCGCCACGTCGACGATCGACATGTCACGCGCGCGGGAGACGATCTCGGCGGGGATCATTGCTTCGTCCCCGGAAAGCGCATCTGCAGGCCAAGCCGGATATCGCCTGTCACCGAATCCAGTCCGCAATTGGCGTCATCGAGATCCATGGCAAGATCCGCAATCATGTTCATGACGACGGTTTCGAGCGCAGCCATGGCGTCGGGATCAGTTCGCCGGTCTTGCGGATCTCGTAGCCGCGCGCGCCCTCGATCACCTCGGCATCTGCCACCTCGCGGCAGTCGACGCCGGAGCAGCAGCCGGCCGGATAGGCCCAGCCGTTCGGCGCATCGTGCGGCCATGCCTTGCCATGCGTGCCGGCAAGCACCAGGCCGGCGAGCAATCCCGACACTGCCAGGGCACCGGCCATGGAATGGATCGGGCGGCGGCGCATCATCACCACCGCTTGCCGTTGGCGGCGAGGCGCGCCTCGGCCTGGTGGTCCGCGCGCTTCGCATTGTAAGCGCGCTTTTCGCGCACTGCGCCTTCGAGATCGTAGCCATAAGCGCCGGCGTAATCGAAAATCCGAATCAGAGCATCGGCAAGCTCGACTTCCGCCATCTTGCGATGAGGCAGCTTGTCATCCATCAGATCCTTGCGCTCGCCTTCCATGCATTCCGAGATTTCGGAATGGATCAGGCAGAGCAGTTCACCCTTGTTCCGCTCCAGCCTCTCGCCGGTTTGCGGGTGATGCCACCAATGCTGATTGGCGGCATGGCAGTCGCGTGAATACTCGTTGAGGTCCATCTACTTCGTGCTCCCGACCACCGACAATCCGTTGACGCGCGCCGAAGCGGCGGCGCGGCGCAGGTCGGACACGGCGTGCTCGAGCGAGGCGGCCGAACGGTCGATGCCGGCGGCTTCCGAAGGCGTCAGCCTTCCATCGGCAAAGGCAATGGCGCCCTTGGCCATCAGCTCGCCGGCCTGCACCACCACTTCGGCATGGCTGGCCATGATCGAGGCGTTGGCTGCGTCGCCGATTTCGGCGTCGGCCAGGCGGCGGCCGTTGAGTTCCGCCATCACCGCCGTCACCAGCGGTGCGCCGCACTCGGCCTCCAGCATCAGCACCGCCGTCAGCGGCATCAATTCGGGATCGCCGGCATTGTTGAAGCGGCCGATCTGGCTTTTCGACAGCGAGGCGATTTCGGCCGAGCGCTCGATGCCGCCGGCCCGTGCGATCAGGTCGCGCTGCGCGGCTTTCAGCCGGTAGAACCATGCGGTGGGCAAAGTGTCGGACATGGCGTGCCTCAAGGGTCAAAAAGAATTCCCGCGCCGGGAAAACCCGGCGGCGTTTCCCGTGGTGGGAAGGCTGCGGTGGTGGTGATGTGGCGGTGTTCTGAAACCCGCCTATGGAGGCAACAGTGCCCTGCTCATTCCGCCATCTCCTGGATTGCTTGATTGGAAAGGCCGGTCCCGGCTTGGGAGGGCACGGGACCGGCCGCGACGCCGAGGGGCGTGGCGTCGAAATCGTCGAGGTGAAGGGCGGCGGACCGCTGCGCCTGCGCGATAGGTTCAGCCGTGAACGCGCCCGGCTTGCGATCGAGCAGGAGGATTGAATGGCCGACGAAAAGGCCCCGGCGCTGACCGAGCCGGTCATCGTGCAGTGCCTGTTCTGCACCGGCGTCGACGTCCAGCACACCGAGAATTTCACGCGCCTGATCGGCTGGGTCGAGCTGCCGGCGCCCGGCTATGACTTTCAGGAGCGTCGCATCATCGCCCGCATGGTGATGCCGCCCGAGATTGCGCGCGCTCTGTCGCGCGACCTGCGCCGCAGCATTTCCCGAGGAGACCATTGATGCGCTCATCATGCAGCCTCAAATTTCTCGGGGCGATTTTCGCGCAGCCAGGCGAGCCGGCATTCATGCATGTCGGCCGCCGTCACGGCGCCGTCGGTGAAGACGCGGATCTTGTCGATCATGTCGGCATCGGGACGCGAGCGGCCGGTTTCCCAGTTCCATACGGACGTACCGTCGCGATCGCCATCGAGGCCGAGGGCCTTGGCAATCTCGGAACAGGAGAGGTTTTTCTCCTTGCGCCACTCTGCAAGCTGCATCGCGAAACTCCAATCGTCTCCTATATCGCACAAATTTCGATATCGCTGTCAAGTGCGATATCGCATTTTCTTCGATTTTCAGAGTTGCGCGGTTCGAATAGGCATCTGCCATGAAAAACCGCATCCGCGAATTACGGGAGGCGCAGGGCCTTTCACAGGAAGCCTTGGGCGCCAAGATCGGCGTTCACTGGCAGACCGTGCTGCGCGCCGAGTCGGGCAAGACCGCGCTCGGCACCACCAAGTTGCGCTATTACGCCCAGGCGCTCGGCGTCGAGCCGGACGAACTGCTGCAGAAAGACGAAGGCCGCATGGTGACGGTCAAGGGTTTTGTCCAGGCCGGCGCATGGGCCGAAACATGGGAATGGAACGAAGACGATCAGTACACCGTGCCGGTCCCTGACGAGCCGGCCCTGCGCCATTACACCTTGCACGCCGCCGAGACACGCGGGCCGTCGATGAACCGGCGTTATCCGGAGGGCACGGTCCTGGTGTTCACCGACATTATCGAGACGCAGAACGATCTGCATCTTGGCAAGCGCTACATCATCGAACGCGAGCGCGCCGACGGTTTGCGCGAAGCCACGGTCAAGACACTATGGCGCGACGAGGCCGGCAAGATATGGCTGTTGCCGGAATCGGATGACCCTCTTTTCCAGGAGCCGATCCCGATCGATGGCAACGAAGACGACACCGTTCGCATCGTCGGCCGCGTGCGGTTTGCCGTGAGTCGCGAATGACAATTGACAGGCTATCGCATTTTTTTCGATAAGCCGCTTGACATAACATCGCATATTCTTCGATATTGCGCTCCATCTCAACCGATGGAGGCGCGCCGTGCATCAAACCCGCAGTCAATCCGAAACCGCCGCGCCGATCCCTGCCAGCCTTGCCGGCAAGCCCGGCCAGCGATTCAGCGATAGCCGCCGCGTCGAGCACCCCGAGGCCGGCAGCGGCGGACGCAACCCCCGCGCCACCGAACTTGCCGACGCCTTGCGCGAGATCGCCGGCTGCGGCGACGGTGCCACCGAAAAGGACCTGTCCGTCCTTGGCTTCTCGATCGGCGAGATCCTCGCCCATCTGCCCGAAGCCAAGATGATCCTCGCCGAGACCTTCATCCGCGAGATCGCGCCGACCGGCGACCGGATGCAGCAGATCATCGAGAAGGCGATGGCCTCGGCCGCCCACATCATGCCGCGCACCGCAGGCCTCGACGAAGCCAGCGAGGAGAAGGCGGCGATCGAGTGGCGGCGCTACTGCCAGGCGCGCGCCGCCTTCAAGCTCGACCCCTGGTGGTCGCAATCCGAGCGCGTTCTCGCAATGCTGAACGCCTTCCTGCGGCGTCTGCCGCTGCTGGAGCGCGAGGCCAACCGCGTCATCTACGCCATCGCCGCCGAACAGAAGGCGACCGTGCACCGGGGCGAGCACATATGAGCACGGCAGCAGAAAAGACCGGCGTGCAGACGATGGATGGTGGTCCGGTATTCCCGACCGCGCTTTCCGATCGCGAGGGGATAACCCTTCGCGACTGGTTCGCAGGGCAAGCCCTCGCCGGCCTTGCCGCCAATCCAAAATCGGAAAGCTCGGCGCTTTTACATGCGATGGCAGCCTATGCAATCGCCGACCGCATGCTTGCTGAGCGCGCCAAGGCAGGTGCACAATGAACGCCGCCGACCATTCGTTCTGGAAGCAGACGATCACCGGCCGCGCCTTTCCGATGTCCGGTTTTTCCGCGCTCGACATCGACCTGCATGGCGACGTCGCCGAGGGGCTGGCGCGCATCTGCCGCTTCGGCGGCGCGGTGCCGGGCAATTCCTATTCGGTGGCGCAGCATTGCGTGGTCGGCGCCGACGCGGCGATGGAAGAAACCCGCGACGCCAACATCGCGGCATATTTCCTGCTGCACGACGCGCATGAATTCGTCTTCGGCGACATGACGACGCCGGTGGCCAAGTGGCTCGCCGTCATCGCCGCCGAACTTTATGGCGGCTCGGCGCACGGCATGGTCGAGACGCTGATCGCCACCGCCAAGGCCCGCCTCGACATGGCGATCTGGCGCGCCGCCGGCATGGCGCCTCCGGCCAAGACCTACCGCGCGGCAATCGCCGATTTCGACCTGCGCATGCTGGCGACCGAGCAACGGCAATTGCTGATGCCGGCGCCGAAAAGCTGGGGCGCGGCCATCGACACCGCCAAGCCGATCCCGATGCGCGGCCGGCTGTCCGCATGGCCGGTGGCCAAGGCCGCCGAAGCCTACCGCGAGCGCCTGGCCACGCTCTGCCCCAACGCCAGGAGGGTGTGATGATGTCAACGAACGAAGCCCAAGCACTGACGATGTCAATCGGGCGCGACATCAACCGACTGGACGCGGAAGCGTTCGCATCACTGGTCAAACTCAGCAAACACTGGGGTTTTCTCCACGATCAAACGATCGACCATCTCGTCAAGGAAGGCGTCCTTGTCCACGAAAGCGCCGTCGAGGCCGAGCGGCAAGAGTGGGAAGAAAAGCTATCGACCTCGGTAAACGAGCTGGAAAAAGCGCAGGCCAAGATCGACGATCTGCGCGAAAAGCTTGGCTACCAGTCCGGCGAACTTGACCGCCTTCAGGAGATGATCGCCGACCGCAACGTCGCCGATGCGCTCGACCTGTTGCGCGACATGCACCCCGAACATCAATTCCTCTCGCCCGCAGCCGAACACATGCTGGCCGGCATTCGCCGTCAGGGGACGATGGCGCTATGATCAAATTCTCCGTCGCCGCCTTCGCCGAAGCCGCAAAAGCCATCCGCAACATTCCCGGCGGCTCGCGCAACATCGAGATCCTCGACCATGCCCGCCTCGAAGTGGCGAGGAAGAAGCTGACCCTGACGATGTCGGACCTCGACATCGAGGCCTGCGCCACCATCCCTTGCGAAGGATCTGCCATCGTCGCTGCCATCCCGCGCGCGGTGCTGGAATTCTTCATCTCGCGCGATGGATCGGGCGACGATGCCGGCACGCTGACCTTCGCAGACGACATGAAGACCGTCGTCGCCCGCCAGGGCAAGGGCCGGCTGACCATGCCGATCCTGCCCGGCGCCGATTTCTTCCTGATCGGCGCCGGCGAGACCGACTGGAGCATGGCGATCCGTGCCAACGAATTGGTCGATCTTCTGCGCACATGCGAAAAGGCGATGGACGAGACCCGCCACTACATCCAGGGCGTGCTGCTGCACGTCACCGACAGCGAATTGCGCGGTGCAGCCACCGACGGCCACCGCGTCCACGTCATCGGCGTCGACGCACCCGAGCTGCAGGGCGACTTCCGACAGCGCGACGGCGGCAGCTACCGCGGCGTCACCATTCCCGACCGCACGGTCAAGGAGCTGGTCCGCATTTTCGATGGCGACGAAAGCGAAGTGACGATTGCAGGTACCGCGGCGATCATCACCGTCGAGGCGCAAGCCATCCGCGTCACCTCAAAGCTGATCGACGGCACCTTCCCCGAATACAACAGGCTGATGCAGGCGCCGGGCGAATTCCGCATCTGCGTCCCAGCCAAGGCGCTCGACGCGGCGATCGGCCGGCTCCTGGTGCTGCCGCGCAAGGACGGCAAGGGCAAGGCCGAGACCGCGCGGCCGATCCGCATGACGCCGGTCGACGGCGGCCTGCGTCTGGAGATCAAGGGCAACGACGCCGACGCCGAGGACCTGATCGACTGCGAGGTCGAGGGTGCCGGCGAGCCGATCGTCGTCAACTGCCGCTACATCAGGGACGCGCTTGCCGCCGCCGGCGGTTCGAAGGTCACCTTCGCGCCCTGCGCCGAAAACCCGGTCGGCGTGCGCCTGCTGCCCGACAGCGACCGCTCTTCTTTTCTCCTCATGCAAATGCGTTTCTAACCGGAGGATTTCATGTCCGACGACATCACAGACACCAGTCAGACGGTCGCTGCCGGCCAGCTGCGCGCCTTCATCGAGCGCATCGAGCGCCTTGAGGAGGAGAAGAAGACCATCGGCGACGACATCGGCGAGGTCTATAGCGAGGCCAAGGGCACCGGCTTCGATGTGCCCGCGATGCGCGTGATCGTCGCCATGCGCCGCAAGGACCCGGCCGCAAGGCAGGAGGCCGAGACCATCCTTGAATTGTACATGGCCGCGCTGGGGATGGTGTGATGCTGAAGCAGTCCGACATCACCAGGGCGCAGAGCCTGTTCGCCGACCGCAAGGTCATGCGCGCCATGCGCACCCGCCTCGATACCGATCCCGTCGCCCTGATGGTCGGCGAAGGCAAGGACGCCGGCGTCATTGCGCTCGGCTCCGTCTATCTCGCCGAGATCGTCGGCAACGTCAAAAGCCGAACTCGACCGCAAGATCGACGGCATCAACGCCACGCTGACCGACATGGGAGTGGAACCGTAATGGCTGGATCTGTCAACAAAGTCATCCTGGTCGGCAATCTCGGCGCCGATCCCGAAGTGCGGCGCAGCCAGGCCGGCGACCCGATCGTCTCGTTCCGCATGGCGACCAGCGAAAGCTGGAAGGACAAGGACAGCGGCGAGCGCAAGGAACGCACCGAGTGGCATTCGGTCGTCGTCTTCAACACGCAGCTCGCCGAGGTCGCGGAAAAATATTTGAAGAAGGGCATGAAGGTCTATGTCGAGGGCCAGCAGCAGACCCGCAAATGGGCAGGCCAGGACGGCATTGATCGCTACACCACCGAGACGGTGCTCAACCGCTTTCGCGGCGATATCCAGATGCTCGACAAGCTGCCCTCCAACCGCCCGCCCGGCGCCGAGGGCGCCGAAGACTACGGCAGCCAGCGTTCGCGCGACACCGATGATCGCCGCGCCGTCGAGGAGCGCACCCGCCAGGCGCAGACCTCGCGAGGCTCGCGCGAACTCGACGACGAGATCCCCTTCTGATGAGCATCCGCTTCCACGTCGATCCGCGCGACGTACCGCCCGAAAAGGCGGCACGGCGGCTCGGCCTGACGCTGGAACAGTTCACCGACCTCTTGCCACGGCTTTTGTCGCGCGGCTTCCCGGCCACCGACCCCGACACCGGCAATTACGATCTCGACGCCATCGACGCATGGCGCGCGGCGCGCCACCGCCGCCTCTTGCCTTCGGCGCCCGCTCTGGCGCACACTCCCGGCCTTGTCGCTGCAAGGCTGGAGAAGCTCTACGGTGGGTAGCGTGGATATCCCCTATTACGTCGTCAAGAAGGGGAAGTATGGCTATTGGCAGCCGACCAAAGCCATGCGATGGGCCGGCTTCGCCGCCGTCCGTTGCGGCATCGACGGGCCGCAGGCCTGGGCGACCGCGGCACTTTGGAACGAGCGCTGGCAGCGCCACCGTGCCGGCAAGGCGCAGGACCTCAAGCCGGAATTCCCGGCCGGATCGATCGGTGAAGCCTTCAACCGCTACCGCGCCACGGTCGAATGGACGGCCAAGAAGCCGCGCACGCGCGAGGAATGGGAGCGTGCCTGGGCGCGAATCAGGCCGGTGTTCGGCGATCTCGCGCCGACCGACCCGGAAGTATCGCTGGAAAGCTTATCGAGCCTGCGCCAGTTGATCGCCCAGACCGTATCGCTGCGCGAAGCGCACCGCGTCATCAAGATCTGGCGCGCTTTGTGGAACGTCTGTTCGGCGCTGCAATACTGCCACGGCAAGGCCGACCCCTCCACCGGCATCCGCAACCGGGCGCCGAAGGCAAGGGCTTTCAGCTGGCGCGAGGGCGAGGCCGTCCGCCAGGCCAAGCATGCATGGCGGACGGGCTATCGCGGCCTCGCCGTGGCAATCGCCATCGCCTGGGACACGCAATTCTCGCCCGTCGACCTGCGCCAGCTGACCATGGCGGCGATGAAGGGCAGCGGCTTCGATCGCTATTTCGACATCGGCCGCGCCAAGTCCGGCCGCGACGCGCTGGGCACGATGAGCCGTCGCACGCTCCGGCTCCTCGACGCCTACCTGGCCAAGGAACCGTGCGAGGTCGGCGCCATCCTGCGCAACCGTTCCGGCGCGGTCTATTCGCGCTTCACCATGCCCGACGATTTCCGCGCCGTCTGCGAGACGCTGTTTCCCGGCGACCGCCGCACGTTGGCCGACATGCGCCGCTCCGGCGCCATCGAGGCAATGGCCGGCGGCGCCCAGGCCGGCACCGTCTCGGCGAAAATGGCCAACACGATCGACACATCGAACGCGCTGCACGCCACCTATCAGCCGGTCGACCTCGCCTCCGTCCGCTCCGCCGACGCCGCCCGCCGCCTCGGCCGCAAGCGCATCCGCGAGAACGAAAAGGGGTGAAAAGTTGGAACTCGCTCCATGATCGAGTTGGAACTTTTCAGCCGGCTAACTCCTAAGTGCTTGATTTATTGGCGATCCCGACAGGATTCGAACCTGTGACCATCGGCTTAGAAGGCCGGTGCTCTATCCAGCTGAGCTACGGGACCGCTGGCCGGCCGGCGGGCCGGCTGGATATTCTGGCGCCGGACGCCGTTCAATGCGTCCAGGGCGTCCTGCGGTCATAGCGGAAATTCTCCGCATAGGAAATCTGGCGGCGCTTGGTCTCTTTCGGCTCTTCGACGCGGAAAGCGAGCCCTTGCTTTTCGGCATAGGCGACCGCCTCTTCGCGCGTGTCGAAGCTGAGCCTGATCTGGCTTCTCATGTCTCCCGACGTCGTATAGCCCATCAGCGGGTCGATCTTCTTGCGCGACTCGGGATCGAATTCCAGCACCCAGTGGCCGGTCTTGGCCTTGCCGGACTGCATCGCGGTTTTGGCTGGGCTGAAAATGCGCGCGGACAT